GACCAGGCTGCCGATGAGAGCCGGAGTGGCGGCGGCAAGCCCGCCGCCTCCGCCGCCGACTGCCCCTACGGGCGGGGCCGGGATGTTGGGCATCAGGTCCTTGCGGATCTGCTGAAGCCGCCGCAGCATCGCGCGCTCGGCGCTGATCTGCTTGAGGACGGCCTTGTCGCCCGTGTTGGCGAACTCCCGGCCGAGGACCTTCAGGTGCAGGACGGTCGCGTCGATCTGCCGGTCGAGCTGGCCGAGTTCGCGCTTGTACGCCTCAGCCTCGACCTTGGCCGTCTTCGTGCCCGCCGCGGCCTTTTCCGCGCCCCGGCCCGCCTTGGCGGCCTTGTCGGACATCTTGTCCAGGCCGCGGTCGGCGGCGACCACCGACGCTTCGAGCTTGCGGACGTCGTCGGAAGCGCCGCGGATCTGCTTGCGGGCCTCAGCGGCCTTGACCTCCAGGGCGACCGAGACGGTACGGCGAGCAGACACCCGTCACCTCCGCTCGACCCGGTACTGCAGCGCGTGCGGATGGGGGTTCTCCTTGTAGCCGTCCGCCTCCTGGGCGATGGCCGTACAGCGGTGGCAGCGGGCCGCCTCAACGCGGTACGCGTCTTCGGCCTCCGGCTTGGTGCTGTCGGGAAGGTGCGCTCCGCAGCCCGTGCAGCAGGCGTCGTCGTAGGCCTGCAGCGCGAGGATCAGTGCTTGTTGCTCTTCGTCCCATTCCGCTTCCGGGCGGGACGAGGCGAGCCTTCCGCCGTCGTCGTAGGAGTAGACGGTTGCGGGTTCCCATCCGTCGAATCGCTTGAGGGAGATTCCGAGCCCTCGGGCCGCTCGGACGCGGGAGCGGTAGTGCTCAGAGCCCGCGAGGCGGCCGATGAGAAAGGGACGTCTACACCGGCCCGGTTGACCTCCCAGGCCGCGTCGACGAGGGCATCCCACTGCGCGGCCGACAGCACATCGGCCAGCAGCTCCCACTCGGCGTCGGAGATCTGCGGATCGGCGATGCAGGCCCGGGTCAGCGCCTCGAAGAACGTCTCCCGGTTGAACCCAGCCGCTGCGTCGCGGTTGTCGCCCTCGCGCGGCAGGTGGTCGGCGTAGAGCTGCGTCCACTGGCGCCGGCCGACCGCCCGGAGCCTGAACGTCGCCGATGCCGCCGCCATCTGGGCGCGGATCTCTTCGACGCGCTGCGCTGCGGCGTGAACGTCCTCACCGGCGTTGAGCGAGTTGGCGGCACGGGCCGCACGCTGCGCTTCGGCCAAGTCGGCTTCGGCGGCTTCGAAGTCGGCGGTCAGGTCGGCGCGCAGGCAGATCCGGACTTCCTTCTCCGGCAGCTTCGCGGTGTCGAGTAGTTCCTTGATGTCCATTCCAGCCCCTCATCCAGCCCCGCAGACAGCAGAAGCGGGAGCACGCACCGGGGCTGGTGGGCGTGCTCCCGCGATCGGGGGACGGTCAGGCGATCGTCGCGCGCAGCGTCGGAGCGGCGTTGATCTTCGTCGGCACCTCGTACTTGCGGACCGAGTTCGGCTCCGGCTTGAGGAACTTCGCCTGGCCGCAGATCACCGGATAGACCTCGACCTTCTGGCTCGACGCCCAGGAGGTGGACGAGGAGACGTCGCGGCGGATGACGATGTATCCGGTCACGCCGCGCACGAGCGTGTCGTACACGGTGTCGGTGCCGGTCTGCTTCTTGAACCGCAGGGTCGTGCCGCTGAACGAGTCGCGGCCGATCGTCAGCGTGTCGAAGGTCGAGTCCAGCGCGGTCGTGTCCACGTCCGCGGTGGTCGCCTCGAAGCCCTCCAGACCGTCGGCGGTGATCACCGACTGCAGCAGGATGCCAGCGTTCAGCTCGGTCGTGGTCGGTGCGGCGTTGTTGCTGATGGCAGGCACATACGCGACCCGCGTCATGCCATCTGCGAGGCTGTCAGCCACGGGTCACTCCTTCTCTTCGTCGCCGCTGGACGCGGGCACGGTGGACTTCGGGGCCCTCTTCGCGGGCTTCGCGGCAGCGGACGCCGACTTGGCCTGCTCGGCCTGGAACGCGGCCAGCTCGACGACGGCGGGGTTCGGCTCCGGCGGCGGGTCCTCGTCGGCGACCTGCCAGCCGCGGGCCTCGAACGCGGCTACGGCGGCGGCCGGGCATTGGAACCAGCCGGCGTGCTCGGGGTCGGTGTGGCGCATCCACACCAGTTCGTCGGGACGCAGCTCGGTCATCGCGATCACCCGAGCGGAAGCAGGACGCAGGTCACGGTCGTGGTGAAGCTGTGGGTGACCGTGACGACGCTGGACGACAGGTTCACCGCCCGCGGGCTGATGTACATGACCTCGGTCGTGCCGTTGGCAACCGCGTTCGCCGTGGTGGTGGCGGCGTTGGACGCCGGCGTAAGGCTGGAGTCGGAGACGGTCACGTTGTCCGGCGAGGCGCCGCCGTTGATGATGACCAGGTAGGCGCCGAGCGCCCCGAGGTCGGAGGCCGAGATCGTGTCGGAGGCCGAGACCGCGGTAGGCGACCACGCCACCCCTGCGGCCGTCGGTCGAGTGGCAGTGAGCAGCGCCATACCGGCGCACCCCCTTTTGTCTCAATGGAGGTCCGCCGGTCGGCGGAAGAACGATGTGATCAGTGGCGAAGTGGGCCTACGCTGGCGCGCATGTCCGGGGAGATGAAAGTCAATCGATGGCGCCTGCCGCTGCTGGTGGGCGTAGGCGTCGTTCTCGCGGTAGTGATCGCGATCGGAATCGGGACGTTGCTAGCCCACGACCAGAAGGCCGGGCGAGCCCCGGCAGCCTTCGCCTCCTCGGCCGCGTCGTCGCCGACACCGGCAGACCGTGGGGCCGAGGTCGCGTGCGGGCTCAACAACCTGGCAATCCAGACGGGCAGCCTCGAAGACCCGGACTCGGTCGGCGCGATAGTCGCAGCGTCGAAGGAGTCAGCAGTCGACAGCATCCGAATTCAGGCCACACTGCTCAGCGAGCAGCTGAAGATCGCCCTCGCTGCTCGCGGACAAAAGGACGCGGCGAAGTACGCGGACAAGCTGCGCGATGCCGCCGAGGATCTGCGGACCACCTGCATCAGCGCGGGCTACCTATGAAGACCCTGACCGCGATCATGCGTCTGCGGTGGCTCATCGTCCTCGGCCTGCTCGCCATCGCCTGGATGACCTTCAAGCCCGTCGCCTACGTCCTCACGACCGTGGTCTGCTGCGCCGCGCCGCTCGACCTGCTGATCACGCTGCTGCCCGGCGGCCGTCGCAAGGCGGACCAGGCTCGACGGGCACAGGTCAAGGCCGAGTCGCGGCGGATGCTCGACCAGCCCTAGCCCGGCGCCGAGATCATCGCGTAGACGACGGTCTGGACATACAGCGGCGCCGAAGCAAGCTCCGAACGCTGCGGCTGCTCGCCGGAGTCGGCCTCGAAGTAGACCATCCCGTTGTTACGCCCGGCGGTCGCCGGGACCTGGTTGAGCAGCTGCGTGCGCACCCGCCCGGCCAGCTCCTGGCAGGCCGTCTCGGTCTCGCCGACACAGTTGACGTACCAGCGGACCGTCGCGGTGACCGACAGCCCGTCCAGGGCGTTCGCGCCGCCCTCCTTCGGCCAGCCGACCGACGTGTAGGCCCGTACGTACGGCGTTGCCAAGCTCCCCGGGACGAACCCGTCGGCGTCCGGGTAGACGGTCAGGGCCGTGTCGGCGCGCAGCAGGTTCAGGCCGGCCGCGGCGAAGTCGCGTTCCAGGCTCACGACAGCAGGTCTTCCAGCATGTCGGCCAGGGCGCGCTCGAAGCGGGGCTCCTCTGCGGCGATCGCCTCCAGCGGGCCCGGCAGCGGCGCGTTGTCGCCCAGGCCCCAGGCGATGATCGCCCCGAGCGGGCCTTGGCGCTTGTGCTCGTCGACGTAGACGTCGCCGTTCACGACGTCGCTGCTGGTCGTCACGTCGTAGCGGATCGCCCTCGGCAGGTGCGGAATGTGGGCGTGGCCCGTCCAGCGCGCCTGCCAGTCCTTCTTGATGTTGAACATGCCCTTGCCGACGACCCGCTCCGTGCGGTCGACCAGCACCTCGTCGGCGTGCTCCAGGTCGTCGATCCACGCCTGCAGCGCCCGGATGTCCACGCCCATGTCAGTCGACCTCCTCCACGGAGATCCTGCGCGCAGTCGCCTCGGACTTGATCTGCTTGGAGCTGACCCGCAGCGTGCGGCCCACCAGTGCCGTGTCGTTGCGTGCCGCGTCGACCGTCACCTCGTCGAGGTGCCGGACATCCTCGCTGCCGACGATCGGCAGGTGCAGCTCCAGCGGCAGCACCGCCACGGTGGCCTCGCCGCCCTCGGTCGGGCTGCCCTCGCCGGACATCGTGATCCGGCACGGTCCCGAGTAGATGACGGTCTTGGCCGGGGTTACGAAACCGGCCGAGTCGGTGGTTACGCCGGTGATGCGCCGCACCGTGCAGGCGTCCATCATGCGGTTGTTCGCTGCCGCGCGGCCGTGGGCGAGGATCGTCGACAGGGACACTTCCGCCTCCCTACGGCCGGTGGATGACGCCTGCGTAGGGACGCTCGACATTGCCGGATACCGGCCGGGTGGTCGATCCGGAACCCGGGCGCCCCGAAGGGTTCGCGCGCGGGAAACTCGCCGCGAGAGCGAAGACGGAGCCGGTCAAGCTTCGGGTGGTGCTGACCTTCAGCGCTACCGCGACCGCATAAGTGCGGCCGGTCGCAGTGGACCGCTTGACGGTGGAGCCGCCGGTAAACGCCGCCGTGCTCGCCGATCCAGCCGGGGTCGCCCGCTTGACGACTGCGGCCCTCGTGGCGGTGGCGGTGGCGGTGACGCCCTGCGGCGCGACCGCCTTGACCTGCGTGGCGCGGGCGACCGCAGCGGTCGCGCACCGGCCCGCGAGGGAGACAACCTTCACGGCGGTCGCGGTACTGGCGGGCGCCGCGAAGGTGCGCCCCGTTTCGGCCCGGGCCCCCAGGTTGCCGGTCAGGAAGGCGACCGCAGCAGTCGCGCCGGTCTTCGGTGCGACCTTAGCGGCCGTGCCCGAGGTCCGGGTGGCGGCGGCGGCGGGGCCGGACTGCGGGGCGGACTTGACCCCGGCGCCCCGGGAGAACGCTGCGGCTGCACATCGGCCCGCTACCGGTGCGACCTTGACCGCGGTCGCGTAGGAAGCGGCCGCGACCGCGGCCTGGCCGGACTGGGCGTCGACCTGCATCGTCGACGAGTCGGTGCCGGCCCACGGTGCAGGGAGACTGTCCGGTCCGGTGAACAGGCCCGGCGCCGGGCCGTCGAAATTCGGCGGAGGCGCATCGGCGGGAGTGCCGCCCGCACCGGCCGTCTTGAACGCGATCGTCAGCGCGGTGTAGTTGCGCTGCGTCAGCGTCATGACGAACGTCTTGGTGCCCGTCGCCCCGCTGGCCGACAGCTGCTGCGTCGCGCCGGAGAACGACATGCCACCCGCGTCGACGTCGTACGCCGAATTCATCCCCGACGGATAGCCGGTAACCGGGCCGGAGTCGGCTCCGCCGCCGTCGTTGACGTGGCAGATCAAGAACGCGTCCGAACTCGACGGGGACGCCGACGGGCAGATGTGCGACGTTGTCGACGTGCTCGACGAGTCGAAGGCGCCCACCGCGACGTCGATCGGGGAGCCGGTGTCCACGCCCGACAGGACGAAGACCGCAAGGCCCTTCTCCTCGTCGCCCGCCCCAGTCTCGGTCTCGGAGACGGTCAGGTCGCCGGTCGAGCCGACGATGTAGACGTACGGCTTGGCGTGCGCGAAGTTGCTACCGCCGTCAGCGGGCAGCCCCGTGCCGTTGATCGGGTTGACGCCGGATGTCGATCCGCCGACCGACGGGGTCGTCATCGCGGACAGCGCGTAGAAGTCGTTGCAATGGATGATGCACAGCACGTCGCCGGACTGCGGCTGGCGAGTGCCGGTCAGCGTGACCGACACTGCCGCGACGGTGCTGAATGCGGTTGCCGGGCTGCCGCCACGGATTGCGATCGCCACGGCAACCCCCCGCGGACTAGCCGGTGTAGTTCGTGCCGGTCAGCTGCTTGGCGTTCGCGAAGTAGTTGCTCGCCCCGCCCGGGGCGAAGGAGCCGTGCGCGACCACATACAGGCCGGACGTGCCGCCGAGGTCGGCGAAGCTGTCGCGCAGCACCTTCACGTCGCCGGTCGACGCCGACCCGGTGATCCCGATGCCGTTGAGGTACGCGTCGCTGTGGGTCGCGTCGTCGAGCCACAGCTTGAACCGGCGCACCTGGTCCAGCGCGTCCCACAGGTTCGTGACCAGCGCACCGGCCTTGTTGTTCACGTCGGCGGCAGCGACGGGATATCCGACAGCCATGATGTCCTCTCGATCGGCGGGACGGTCAGTTGAGCTGCTCGACCAGGAAGTGGTGGCAGGTGATCGTGTTCGACGCCGACGAGGTGCCCCACTGCGCGCCGACCGTGAGGGCCTTCGCCGCGGTGGTGTCGATCGTCGCCGTGGCCGGGGCGGTGGCGGGCATCATGTTCGTCGCCGTCGTCGAGATGTTCTCCGCGACGCCGATCGCCAGTGCCGTACCGGACGAGCCGATCGTGCGCACCCGCACCTCGGCGGTCGCCCGCCAGGTCTGGTTCGTCACCCCGGACGGGGTCGTCACCGCCGACGTGGCGCACAGGGCGACCCCGGCGACCGCGCCGTAGTAGAAGCCGATCAGCAGCGTCGGCGTACCCGTCGTCGAGAACCGGCCCGCCGCCGTGAACTTCAGCGTCGTACCCGGCAGGAGCAGGTTCGCGGGCAGAGTGATGTTCGGCGTCGGCGAGATGTCAGTCAGCGTCGTCGAGGTGGCGAGCGCGGAACCGTCGGCGATATGGAACGGCGGGAGGATCGTCTCCCAGAACTGGACAGCCACCTCAGACTCCCGTCACGTCGAGCACAAGAGCGCCGATCGCTGCGGTGATCTGCCCCTGCGCGCCGAATACCTCGGGGACCACCTTCTGGAAGAACAGCTCGCCCTGGCCGGTGATGTTGATCGCCGAGCCGCCCGACGTGGTCGCGACCTTGAACACGTCGGTCGTCAGGCCCGAGGCGAGGACGAAGTAGATCGTGCCCTCGGTCAGGCCGGTCGGGATCGACTCGGAGAAGACGTTGAACAGCATCACCCGGTCATCGGTCGTCAGACCGTGCCCCGACGAGGTGATCGTGTCGTTGGTGACGCCGGTCGAGTCGACCTCACCGAAGCCCTTCACCGAACCGCCGAACGGCGCGTAGCCGCGGAAGTTCGACGTGTTGCCCGTCGAGGCGTTCCAGTAGGTGAAGAAGCCATACGTCCCGGCCGGGACGTCGAACGTCAGCGCGCCGGTGTTCGACTTCGTACCGCTGGACGCCGCACCCCAGGTGACCGCCTGCCGGGCGTACGCCGGCGAGCCGCCGGTCGCCTCGGTGCCGGTCGCGTTCGTTCCCGTGCCGGGATCGCCGAGCTGGTGGATCCCGACGTGCGTTATCTGGGTCGCCGACTCGTCGAGGGCGTCGAGCATGGCGTTCTGTGCGGTCACGTTGAAGGCCACGGACCCTCCTCAGTTCGTCAGCGGGTTGAACACGGACGGGTTGACCGCGGTCCAGGACCAGTCCCAGTCCGGGAAGGAACCTTGGGGCTGCGTCGCCCCGGTGGCATACGCAGCCTTCGCGGCGGCAAGGATCTCCTTGCGCCGCTCGGCGGAGTACGCAACGGAGTGATCGTCCAAGGACTCGCTACTCAGGCCCGACGGATTGAAGTACGCGATCGCTGCCAGCTCGATCGCGTACGCCCACAGGTCGTCGGGGACCGGGTCGGGCCACGTGGTGAGGCCCGTGGCCGACATCAGCCATCCGGACGCGTACCGGCGCACCCGGGTCGCGGTCTCGGTGTCCACTTCGGGCACCTGAAGCCACGACGGCAGATCGATCAGATCGAAGATGTCGGCCACGAGGGGCTCCTACGCCGCGGTCTTCTTGGCGACGGCCTTCTTCGGCTCGTCGGCCTTGGCCTCCGGCTCGGCCGGTACCTCGTCGAACGGCGGGGTGTCCGAGACGACCACGTCCTCGTCGACGACCGCGCCCTTGCGGACCAGCCGGGCCAGGTCGTCGGCGTCCGCACCGGCCGGAACCGGAGCGTCCTTGTAGAACTCGCGCAGCACCAGAGCACCGTCGGTACCGCGGACCTTGAGCGTGACGTACGGCCACGCGAACTTCTGCGTCACGACGTCACCCCCGTGATCTCCTGGCCCGCGCCGGGCTCCTGCACCACCGGAACCGTCTTGCGGCGGCCCTGCAGGTCCCACGCGTCGTTGGCGTCCAGGCGGATCGACTTGATCTGCACCGCCAGGTCCGACACCGCGTAGCCGGGCGCCCCGTCGGTCTCGTCGGCCATGCCGCCGAGCGCCTTGGAGTCCAGCACGTAGGCGGACGTCGCCACCGGCAGGTTCGGGGTGACCACGACGGTCATGCCCGCGATCTGCTGGACCTCGCCGGTGTAGACCGGGTTGTCGGTCGTCTCCCGCCGCCACAGGTTCGAGATGACGGTGTCGACCATCATCGACATGTAGCCGAGGTCCGACACGACGATCGTGTCCGGGCTGTAGCCCAGGTTGCGGGCCACGATGATCCGCTTGGCGTTCAGGATGTCGTTGAGGATCTTCGGTGTACCGGCGTCCCACTTGCCCAGGGTCGCCGTGTCCGCCAGCGCGGTGCCGATCGCCGACATGGTCACCGAGTCGACCTGCGAGATGATCGAGTTCACGACCTTCTGCAGGGCCCGGTCGACGGCCGCGCCAGCGTAGACGTTGCGCTCGATCTCCTCATCCGTCAGCCGCACCTTCTGGCCCCACTTCGCGACCGCGGCAACGGCCGCGGTGCCGGTGGGCAGGTTCGCGAACGGGTACTCCGAGCCCGCCGACACCGCTTCCACGGTCCGGTCGGACACGAACGGCTCGGTCTGCTCGTACAGGACCGCGCCGCCCGAGGACCGCAGCCGCTGCGTGAGCAGCTGGTCGGACACGAACCGCAGGTCCTTGAAGTTGCGCAGCCGCCGGCGGATCGCAGTGGGGTTCTGCAGGAAGCGGCTGATGGACAGGGTGTCGCCCGAAAGGGTGGGCGCTCCTGCCGGGTAGGAACCGGGCATTGCCTATCTCCTCTCGGGTTACCGACGGCCCTGGAAGCGGACCTTGGCGGGCGCGGTGACAGTGGTGAGTGCGGTGCCGATGAGCGTGCCCGCGGCCGAACCGGCGGCGATCGACGTCGCGACCGGGTCGATCTGGCCCGACGCAGCGGCCTGGACGCCGCCGCCCTGGGTGATGTTGTTCGCGCTGACGATCTCGTGGATCACGCCTTCCAGCGGCCAGATCGTGACCTTCGCGCCGGACGCGGCGTCGTGGGCGAACACGCCGCACACGATCGTCGAAGCGGCACCGGCGGTCGCGACGGTGCCCGAGCCGGAGATGGCGGCGAGGGTGCCGCCGGTGACCGCTCCGGAGGTGGTCGACGTCCACGGCACAGCGCCGCCGGAGTAGACCGGACTGTAATCAGCCACGGCGGGCCTCCTTCACGACCGGCGGGAACAGGCTCGCGAACTCGCGGTCGAGATCCTCGTCGTCGACACCGCCCGCATAGCCCGACGCCGTGACCGGCATGACGTTGCGCGCCAGGCCGTCGATGACCTCGCGGGTGCCCTCCGGGTCGGCGTTCCACAGCCGAACCCAGTGCTCACGGCGGGCCGGGGCGAACTTGCCCGCCTTGACCGCCTCGGCGATGACCTGGTCCCGCTCGCCCTCACGCTGGCGCTGGGCCTGCGCCTCGAGAGCCTGGATGCGCTCCTGGGCGGCGGCCCACGCCGACGCCTCGACACGCATCCACGACCCCTGGGCCACGTCGGGCTTCGCGGGAGCCTTCGGCTTCACGGGCTCCTCGCCGAACAGGGACGCCTGCACCGGAGCCGGTGCCGGATCGCCCCTCAGAGCGGCGGCGGCGGCTTCCATCGCCGACGCCACCTCGTCGTCAGGCGCATCGGCCGAGAGGCCCAGCGCCGTCCGGGTGATTGCCGGATCCATTGGGCCGGCTCCTTCCTCTGCCGCCATCGGGGCGGGAGACATGGATGCGACGACCCGCACACCAGAAGCCGCGGCGATGCCGACGGCCTTGGGCAGGTCGCGCAGGGATTGAATGGACGACATGCCGGGCGGTGTCACGCCCAGCAGCGCCAGGGCCTCGACGACGAAGCCGTACTTCTCGCCGTCGTCGGCGGTGAAGTCGAGCCAGCCCTCGACGGACCGGTCCGGCCACGCGTCCTTGGCGGACGCGGCGAGCCAGTCGGGCATGCCGGTGATGTCGCCGACCAGCGCGAGCCCGTTGCGGTCCTCGACGCGCACGTTGCCGACCCAGCCGAGTGCCGGTTCACCGTCGAAGCGCGGATCAACGTGGCCGATCTTCACGTGCGCGGGACGGGCGCCGGGCCTGTTGGCGTAGCGGGCCGCATCGTGCAGGTGCGCTTCGGTGAACGTCTGCGTGCCCGACGACAGCTTCCACATGCCGGGCCGGGCCAGCTCGATACCGCGCAGCTCGGCGGCGGCGACCTTCCTCTTGTCCTCGTCGAACTCGATGCCGTACTTGCGACCGGCGGCGAGGACCCTCGCCTTGACGCGAGCCAGCTCGTCGGCCGAGTACTCGCCGGCGTTGTCGGCCTGATTGATGTACGACCAGGCCGCCCGGCAGTGCTCCTCGGAATCCAGCGGGTAGCGCTTGCGCCCGTCGGGCTGGTAGCCGGGATCGGCGTACTCAACGTCGCCGTACGGCTCAGCGCCCGACGCTGCCTCCACCGACTCTGTGCCGGAAGGCTCCTCGTCAGCCTCGTCAGCCTCGTCAGCGTCCGGCTCGTCCTCGTCGTCCTGGTCCTCGTCCGGTTCGGCCAGATCGGCCGCGGCCCGTACCCTCGGCGACGCCTTCTTGGCCGGCGCGTGCTTCGCCGCAGGCAGCACCCGGGTCGCGGCCAGCCGGTCGATGAACGCCGGAGCGATGATCCCCGTCGGGCGCATCCCCAGCCGCAACTGAGCGGCCTTGATCGCCGACGTCGTCAGCGGCCCCAGCTTCCCGTCAACGGCCAGCTTGCGGCCGTGCAGGTCGGTCAGACCCAGCCGGTTCAGCTGCTCCTGCAGCGCCCGGACCCGCTTGTCGCCGCCCTTGTGGCCGTAGCCGGTGCCGCGGACCCCGTCGAAGCCGAGCTGGCCCGCCGGGATCACGCGCCGCTGACGGCGCTTCGGGGTCGTCTTCGCCGCCGGGGACGTCTTCGCGGGCTTGCTCTTCGTGCCGAACTGGCCGCCCGCAGCGCGCGGATGCAGCTCCTCGACGAACAGGGCCGCCTCGACCTGGGCGTGCGTCATCGGCCCACCTCCTCGGGGATCGGCGAATGGGCTGATGCGGGGTGGAGAAGTTACTTGCGCTTGGAAGGCAGCCGGGCGGCTATGTCGGCAAGTTCGCGCTGCAGGTCGTCCTTCTCGGCGTCGAGCTGCGCCCGACGCTGCGCGGACAGACCCTCGCGGTCGAGGTCGGCCTGAACGAGCGCCAATTCGTACGTGATCTCTTTCTGGCGGCGGCGGTCAGCTGCGGCCTCCGAGCGAGGTGTACGCCCGACTCCGGCCGCCTTCTTGCCCGCCTCCGACTGGCGCTGCGCCAGACGCTCCGCGCGGGGATTGGCGGACGGCGCCGGGCCGAATTCACTCTGCTCCGGTGTAACCCGGATCATGTGATTGCCCTCGCCGCCGATGGACAGGGCCTGGTCCCGCTCACGCTGGCTCAGGGTCTTCAGATCCGCCACCGGGATGATCCTCACGTCTGGCTGACGGAGCATGCCCTTCAGGATCTTGTCCTGCTCCTCATGCGAATATCCGGCCGTGCTGAGGGCGTCACGTACGTCGGCGATTCCAGCCCAGCTGGAGGAGTTCGAATAGACATCTACGGCGTCGCGGACGACCTGCTCACCATGAGCGGTCCGGGTATCGCCCGGCTGATCGCCATGCGTCCCGCCCAGATGCCCCAGGAGCTTCTCGGCGATCGAGTCGCGGGATTCACCCCGCTTCAACTCGATACCGCGCTTACGCGCCACCCGGCGCAGCTGCTCACGGTCGAACCCGTCGAACGGATGCCCCTTGCCGCCACCCTTGCCGTGAGCCTCGATCGCGTCCTTCAGGTGGTCCACCATGCTGCGGAACCGGCCGCCACCCGGCGAACCGGCCGGATTGCGCGGCTGGCGCGGGTTGAACGACGCCGCGACCGCCCCGGACAACTCGCCCAGCGCCGCCGACAGGGCGTCGATGCCCAACTCCCACTCGTCGGCCTCATCGTCGGCGAGGTCGCCGAAGTCCTCGGCCAGCTCCTGCGCGAACGCCTCCAGCGCCTCAGCGCTCGCCGATTCGGCAGACGCCGCGACGTGGTGGCGCGGCGGATTGTGCCCGTACCGCAGCCGATACCACTTCGAGACCGTCGCCTTGAGCTTCTCGGGGTTCTTGATGTACTTCTTCAGGTGGTCGTACAGGTCGGTCCAGGTGACCCACTTGCTTGCCAACTGGCCGTAGACCCACATCCGCTTCAGGCGCTCGCCGCCCGGGTGCGTGTCGACACCCGCCGCAGCCGCGACCCACGACGCCTCGTCGTCCAGGTCGGGCGCGGCTGACGGCCGTTTCCGCGCTGCAGCGAGAACCCTCTCCACCGACGCAACGAGCGCAGCAGCCCTGACCGTGTCCCCGCCCGCACCGGACAGCTGGGCGTGGATCAGCGACAGCGTGAGGGCGGTGTGCCACTCGCGCATGTCGTCTTCGGTCATTTTCAGGATGGTGCCGTCGGACTGGCCCTCGCCGAACTCGTCGTAGCCACTGATGTCGAGATCCCACAGGGGGTCGCCGTCGTCATCCTCGCGCTTGGTCGACCAGTCGAAGTTACGGGGATCGGCGTCCTCTTCGCCTTCTGGGGCGGGCGAGTAGTAACCCGGATCGTCTCCGCCGCCGAGCGCCTCGGTCAGGCGCTGATGCAGCTGCTCGACCTCGGCTGGCGACATGTCGAACATGACCGTCGTGCCGTCGTCGCCGGTCGCCTCGATCCCGTAGTCGCCATTCGGCTTGCGCGTGGTCCAGTCGATCGACGAGCCGTTACGCGTGTCGACGCGGCCCCCCGGGTGCACCCGCACTAGATCGCCGAGAAGGCGCTTGACCGCGCCGCCAACCCCGTCACCCCATTTGCCATCAGGATCGCGGGGCTGATCGGGGTTGAACTTCGCCTTCACGGCACGCTTGGCCGCCACCGACTCCGCGCCGAACGACGCCTCCTGCGGCGCGGCCGCCGCATTCGGGTCAGCCGTACCCGCCGGGGCCGTAGCCGTCGCCGGATCAGCAGGCGGCAAGCCGTAGAACTGGCGCGTCGCCGTCTCCAGCACCTCATCCGGGTGCAGGATCCCGGCGTCGACCAGCGTCTTCATCGCCTCCGCCGTCGCGGGCTGCCGGGAGCCGATCTCGTCGAAGACCAGCTTCGGCGCGGGCTCGTCCGGACCCCAGTTCACGTCGACCAAGTCCTCGACGATGTGCTGGGTCGCTGTGTCGGCGACCTGCTGGGCGAGGGTCTGCAAGCTCAGGGTGAAGAAATCGGCGAACGTGCTGCCGAGCGCCCACGAGCCGGTCTGCTGGCCCAGGTTCAGGAAGTGCGCCAGCACCGCGCGGGCGATCTGCTGGTCGTGGTACTCCACCGCGGGCTTCGCATCCGGCAGCGTGCCCTCCACGCCCATCAGCCGCAGCTTCGCCCCGAACGGCGTCGCCGCCCCCGCAGCCTCACCCGCACGCAGCGACGTGGCCATGTTCAGGCCCGCCGTCAGCGACGCCTCGCCATCAGCACCCTCATAGACCGGGATGCCCATGCCGTTGCGCTCGATCGTCTGCGCCCACACCCGCAGCAGCCGGTCCTTGAGCAGCCAGTTCTTGTACACCGGCCGCAGGATCGAACAGCCCAGCCAGTTGCCGCCCTCACGGTCGAACACATACGCGACCAGGCGGTCCACCGGGATCGGGCGCGGCTCGGTGTTCTTCTGCGTCCAGTACTGCCTGATGCCGACCAGGCCGCCGTCGGACGCGACGTCGACCATCTCGATCGTCGTCGGCGGACGGTAGGCCAGCTTGCGCAGATGCGCCCGCGACCCGTCGTCGTCGACCCGGTACACCTGCTCGAAGTAGGAGAAGCCGAACGGCAGCATCAGCAGCGACAGCCGCAGATGCTCGATCCAGCTGAACCGGTCCTTCAGCCGGACCGGGGCCAGGACGTCACTGCGGCCCACGATCGGCAGCCCCAGGTCGTCGGCGACCAGCCGCACGACCTCCTCGCGGGCCCCGGCCGGGTCCAGACGCCACGGCGTACGCAGCACCGGCAAGGTGACCGCGTTCAGCACCGACTTGACCTGGCCGTCGGTGCGGCGCATCTGGTCGAAGACCGTCACCGACAGCGGGAACTGCAACTCCGGGGTGAACTCGTTCTCGTACTGCCACCAGTAGTTCGGCGCCGCGACCTGGTAGCCGATCTCGGCCTGCGGGACCTTCGCGGGGGCGGTGTCAGCCACAACTCACCCCCGTCAGAACTGGACCGTCATGAGGTCGACGTCGGGGCGGGACTTCGCGGGGATCAGTTCCACGATGGGCGGAGCGGCGGGCGTCTTCGGCTGCCCGTACACCATCAGCCCGTGCAGTGCGTTCGTCGCCCCGACCAGGCCCGAGATGTCGCCCGCGGCATGCTTGCGGTCCCACGCCCACGCATCGGCCAGCGAGCGCGTCGCCGACCGGCGCAGCATCTCCAGCAGCCGGTCGTCGCCGAGGTGGCGCAGCTGGCCGGTGATCGCCGCGTCGTACATCCGGCCGCACGCGTACGCGACCTCGCGCATCGACAGCGGCTTCGGCTCGATCAGGTTCGGCTTGGCCGGCAGTCGCTCGGCAACCTCGGTCAGCAGCGACGCGCCCGGCCCCGCCGGGTCGAACACCACCGCGATGACGGGCTGCCGGCCGCAGATCTCGCCCAGGCGGCCCGCGATCCAGCCCGTGTCGTCGCGGTAGTCGATCAGCTCGACATGCGGCAGCCCGTCCGAGCGCAGCCCCGCCACGACGATCGCGCCCTTGTCGCGGCGCCAGCTGACCTCCCAGGTCAGCACCACGCCACCGGCGATCTCCGAACGCGGATCGCGGCAGTTGACCCATGCCGTCAGCGGGATCTTGCTCGGCAGCAGCTCTGGCACCCGCTGGCACAGGCACTCCGTGCGGAACACCGGCTCCGGATCTGTCGCGGCGGCCGAGCGCAGCGCCTCGATCGAGATGCCCTGCGGATAGCCCAGCGACGGGTTCGCCATCGCCCAGTACTGCGGGTCGTCGATCGGGCAGTCGTCGGGGGCAGACCACTCGAACAGGCCCATCGACGGGTCCGCGCTCGGATCCTCGGCCGTCGCCCGGCCCTTCTCCTGCAAGTCGTTGAGCACGATGCTGCGGTCGTCGCCGGAGTTCGTGACCGCCCAGATCTGGGCGTTGCTGCGCGCCATCGTCGTCTTCGTCACCGCGGCCCACGAGTCCCAGGTGTGGTGCTCGCGCAGCTCGTCGAGGTTCACGTCATCGGCCGACAGCGACCGGCCGCCGCGCCGCGACGCCGCCGCGATCTTCCAGCGGGTGCCGTTGGTCAGCTTCAGCGCCTTCTTGCCGTTCGTCCGGTCGACGTGCTCGATCTCGGCCCGCAGTTCCGGGATCGACTCGACGATCTCGACGGCCTTGTCCCACGACTCCTCGGCGTAGTCGAGGATCTGCGCCGTGCCGATCACCAGCAGGACCCGCAGGACGAACATCTTCCACAGGTTCTTGACCTCGACCAGCGTCGTCTTGCCGTTCTGGCGGGCGACGAGGACCAGGATCGTGCGGAACCGGAACCGTCCGTCGGCGCGCAGCTCGAAGCCGTGGATCAGCAGCCAGCGCTGCCACGGCAGCAGCTGCAGCCCGAGGACTTCCTCGGCGAACTGGACGGCGGAGAAGCCCAGCGACGTGTCCGGCGTCAGCGCACAGCCGCACCCGCAGGGTCCGGGCGGGCCGGTGACCAGCGGCGGAGTGTAGATGCGCGGCAGAGTCGAGCCGCGCAGGTCAGCCCTGGCGGCGGTCAGCGTCGCCACGAAGCTGCGCGAGCCGGCCCTTCACCGGCTTGTCGCCCTTGAGCGCCTCCCGGATTTCGGCCCGGGTCGCCGGAGAGCCGCCGAGGTCACGCAGAGTGGCCTGAAGCTGGGGGCCCAGCGCCTGGACCGTCTTCGCGATGTCGCACATCGCCTCAAGCCGCTGGAGCTTCTTGTAGATCGAGCCGTCCCCGGCAGCGTCGCGGTACAGCTCGTCGAGGAGTTCGGCGCGCTCGACGGCGCTCTCGATCTCCTCGGCGTGGCGAAGGGCGAGCGCCTTGAGGCCGTCGTCGGTGTCGGCGAGCCAGTCCATCTTGTCGATGGATGATTTGACGGCATCGCGCAGGTCAGGGGGCTTTTCGCGGCCCGTGTCGGGGGTGTCCACGAGGCGGAGCTGGCGGCCCATAGATCACCGCCAATCATCACGCACAGTCACGACTGTCCGAAGTGGATAATTGCATGCGTGGATTTATGCATAATATTCAAGATCAGCCGGGGAGGGATCTTGGCGATTGGCCCGGCGGTCATGATCATTGATCTTCGTATTTTTTCGTGATCAACTGTATATGCATGCGTGCACGTGCGTCACGCTGCGTAGTCAACACAAGATCGACACTGAGCGTTACCAGCTACGCGACGCGGGCAGCGGGAAGTCGAACGCTGGTCCTGGCGAGGCCCTGCCTGGCTGCTGCACCTCGGCCCTGCTGCGGTACCACTCGTCGATCGCGGCGAACATGCGCCTGGGCCGCTCGCTCTTGCACCTCTGGCGTACCACATCGCGTCCAGGGTCGACGGTCACGATCTGTGCACCCATGCCCCGGTACTCAGCCATGCGCTGCGCCCCCGGGTTGGAGTGGATGACATACACGTCCGTCACGTGGATCTGCTTGAGCGCAGCCTCGATGGCCGCAGCCCGCACCGCCTTGGTCACAGCTACAACGGGGGCTGCATGGTCATGCAGGTCCCCGCCCGTGCCCGTAAGCGCCACGGCCAGGCGGTCGTAGTCCACCACCACGTCGGTGGGCTTGGCCCGCTCCAGTACCCATGTGCTCTTGCCGGCGGCGGGCGGTCCGATGACGACGGTCAGCGCCATCACCACTCCCGCGAGGTGCGTACGGCTACGGTCCTCGCCGCGTTGGTCACCAACGCTCCGTTGCGTCCACCGGCCTTGCGGTTGCAGGTGACGTGCTCAGGGCCGGTCCAGATGGTGCGGTCGTTGTCGTCGTGGCCGAGGTCCCAGTCGCGTCCCGGTTCGAGTCGCTGGTTGCAGCGGGCGCAGTCGACCAGTCCGGCATCCACCTTCGGAGCCCATCGTGCCCGCTCGGCCTGATGCTTCGCGCCGTAGCCGCGCTGAGCGGTGGTCGGCCTGGCCATGTCACGCCGCTATCGCTACCCGCGGTCCCCGGTGGACAGCCCCGGTCGCCCGCATGGCCTTCTCGACGGCCTGGACTTCGCGGTAGTCGTAGAGCCCGTCGGCGGTCCGGGTCAGGCGGCCTTCGTAGTACCACTTGTGGACGGCGTTGCGGGACAGGCCGAGCCGTCGTGCGGCCCATGCGCCGGTGACGTACTGGTCGGTGGCCATGTTCACCCCCGGGTACGCGAAAAAGCCCCGCACGATGGCGGGGCTCCTGTCTGCGGGCATGGTGAACTCGCAGGTCATGTATACGTCGCGGTGATCACTTCGTCAAGTCGCGTCGCTCTGGCGTGTCGCCTCGTCGGGTAGCGGCGGCCAGAGCGGATGCATGGTGTCGACGAGGGTCCGGATCTCGACGGCCGCCTGGGCGATGAACTCGTCGTTCACGTAGGCGGCCAGCTGCGGCTCGTGGATCTGGTCGTCACGCATCAGTTCCCACCGCCGCAGTTCATCATTGTGGCGCCATTGCGCATTCATGCTTCAGCCCCCCGCTCTTGGTGGCGCGGGGCGTCGCGGGTGTCGTCGCACAGCGCACACTGCGGGTCGCGCGGCTGCCATGGGTGAGTCATCGGGACCGGCCGCCAGTTCTTGCGGATGTCGTCGAGCTCGGCCCGCAGCTTGCGGACCTCGATGGCCATGGTCTGAACTGCCCGCTCGGCTTCGGCGCGTGCCTCCTGTGCGCGTCGGGCGCTCGCCTTCCAGTCACGCTTCTTCATACTCCAGCCCCTCGTTTCAGCCGCGCCAGCTCGCGGCGCTCCTCGTGCACTCTGTTGCCGAACAAGTCGCGGTCGTGCGATCGAAAGTCAGCACATGGGCACCCGACCGGTGCATGGCACTTCGGACATGGAACGCGATGCCGCCAGTTCATCGCTTCGCCCCTGCGATCACCAGCCGCGCCCAAGACGCATACTCGGATTCGGTCATCACCACGCCGCAACCGTCGGTGTCGCACCGCACCCGCTCGTCTGACGGCCACCACCACAGGCTGACCAGTTCGCAGCCCCGGCATGGCGCCGTCCTCGGTTCGGCCCGCCGTCGTGGTGGCCGCTCATCCTCCTCGACCATCCGTGGAATGTAGCCCCGCATGGTCAGGTGCAGATCGCGGATCTCGTCGGCCACGTCGTCGATGGCCGGGTGGTGGTCGCAGGCGTCGTCGCACCGCCGCGCCAGCCACGCCGTGAGCGCTGCCACGGTCGGCTCGGGCGTCACGGTGCTCTTGCACCACTGGTAGCTGTCCCAGTCGCGAACCCACAGGTCGAGGATGTATGCCACGGCCGGTTCGCCGATCTGGTCGTCGATCCACCGCAGCGCCTCCGACGACGGGCGGAAGCGGCGCGGCGGTCCGGTGAGGTCCACGATGTCGACGTTGAGCGGGAGCGGCATCTCGCGGCTGCCGGTGACCCGCTGGCTGTTGCCGCGTCCGGGGGCGAGCATGGCGTGCAGCTGCGGGTAGAGCGCCCCGATGTCCGCGATGGTCTCGGCGAGCCAGATCCTGCATGGCTGGCAGACCTGGGCCCGCTCGTAGTGCACGGCGGTTCGCTGGCGGACTGGGCAGACGACGCAGAGCCTTTCCTCGGTCATCGCGCGGGCCTCTCGTAGCGGATCGACCGCGCCAACCGTCGTACTGCGTCGAGATCGGTCGGGGGCATGTTGCGTGCGAGCTGCCAGCCGCAGTCGGGGTCGTGGCCTTCGGACCGGCGCTCGTCCTCGACAGGCAGGCAGCACAGGTAGCAGACGCCGTCTTCTTGGATGGGGGCCGCGCTGTCCATGAGCGACTGGGCGGCCAGTACCAGCTTTTCGAGGATGTCGGGAAGGTCGATCGTTCGCTCGGGGTACATCACGCTGCTCGCGCCTCCTCGGTGGCTTTGGCTGTGTCCGGGTCCAGTTCGCCGCCGTGGACGGGGCAGCCGGACCACCTGGCGCGCGTGAACCACGGCTTGCCACCGCTGGGCGGGGTCGTCTCGACCAGCGGGCACGTGCACCAGGGGGCCGGGTCCTCGCTTTCGTATCTTGCGCACGGCCGGTCGCCGCAGACGTCGCCGTACTGTTCGGGACAGCCGCGCGTCGGCATCTCGCGGCACGGGTGCAGGGGATCGAACATCAGCCCTCACCTCCTCCGATTCGTTCGGGGTTGAGGCGGTCCTTGAGCTTGACCGGCTCGTACGGCCAGGTCTTGCAGCAGCACGGGCCGGTCTCCTCGCCGCCGTAGAGCTTGCGCGGCGTGTGGCCGCATGTGTGGTCGAGGCCGGGGTGCTTGGAGCTGGCCAGGCATAGGTGCTCATGGTCGGCTCCCGGCTCGTACATGCGCGCCTTGCAGAAGCCGCTGTCCCATGGGGCCTCACGGCGTACGGGCGGGGTCTTCTCGACCATCGGCGTCTTGCGGAACGGCCAGATCATGCGTCACCGCCGTCCAGCGCGAGCAGGGTCGGGCATGGCAGGACCTCGTCGTCGTGGTTGCAGAACTCGCTCGGACGTCCGCCGTATTCGCGCGGTCGGTGCAGCGCCCGTACCGCCTCGACCTTCCCCCGCAGCCCGTCCCGCTCGGCCTCAGCTTTGCGGAGGCGGGCCAGCTCATTCGGGTCGATCGTGTTCAGCGTGCGAACGACGGGCGCCGGGTCGTCGGTGACGACGTTCCAGTCGAAGTCGAGGCTCGCGTCGTCGAGGCAGCTGGCAGTACCGCACTTCGGGCAGACGCTCGCGCGCCCCTCAGCGCCTCCGTGAGCCTCGCCCTGCGCCGTTGCCTCGGCGGGGCGTTCTGTCGCGTCGGTCATCGCGCCCACTCCATCCGCTCGCGGACGTCTTCGGGCATCGGGATGCGCCAGACGCCTCGGTCGTTGGCCGTCATGCCGAGCGTGGCCGAGTCGATGCAGTGGCCGTTGCGGCGGTGCTTGTCGAAGTTGGCCGCGGTGGTGAACGTGGCGTGGCAGACGGTGCAGTGGGCCTGCCGCCCGTGCGGTTGGACGCAGTCGTCGCGGCATCGGGTCCACGATGGCCCGTCCGCATGACGGGTCGGAGAAATGGCGGCCTTTCCGGGGCGTGGTGTACGCGGCTTACGGTCCGCTATGTTGATCTCCTGAGATTGGCCTGAGGGCTCCACGTTCGGATCGTCGGTCATCGCCTGTTCGCCTCCTCCGCCGTCAGCGGCTTGTCGCACATGCATCGCGGTCCGTGCTCGACCGGGTGGGCGGTGTCGAAAGTCATGGGCTCGTGGGCGTACTGCGGGAGTTCGCCGTGGAGCCAGCCGATGCCGTCCAGCCAGTGGACGGGGCGGCGGCAGTTGCGGCAGCTCGACGTGGTCAGGTCGGTGCTCATCGCCGTCCTCGCTTCCGGCTGTAGGCGGTGTGCATGCGGCGGATGCGGTCGCGGCGGATAGCCCGCTGGTCGAGCAGGTACGCCTCGCCCCAGAGCATCCAGTCCTCGACGATCTGGGCGTATGTGCGCGCTGGTGGCCGCTGCGACGGCGGGGTGTACGCGGCCCGTACGACTTCGACTTGCCATGGTGTGAGTTCGCAGTCCAGGTCTCGGGCGAGTGCCAGGACGGCGTCGGCGGTGATCCACGGTCCCGGCGTGGCGGCTTCGGCGAGTGTCCGCAGCCGTTGCGCGGCGGCCCGCAGTTCAGCGGCTGGCGTCTGGTCGGAATAGGCCATGGCTCGCCTCCTTGATTCGCTCGTCCATGAGCTGCATCCGCTGCTCGATGTCGGCCGGGTTGGGTGTCCCGCCGTAGATCACGCGCTCCAGTACGCGCCGGGCGATATCCCACGGGATGTCTTCGTCGCTGAGCGCCGCCTCGACGAGGTTCACGAGGTAGCGCACCCGGGTGATGTCGGCATAGGCCTGGGCGTCTTGGCGCGCGAGGGTTTGGAGCCCGGTCCGTCGAAGATGGTCGTTGAGCAGGCTGTCACTGCGGGGGCGCCAGTCGTACGGGTCGCGGTGGGGCTCAGGCATGGCGCTCTCCGATCTCGCGGGCGATGGCAGCGGCCTGGTTCGGGTACATCCAGGCGAGGTTGTGGTGCGGGTCGCGTCCTCTAGCGAGCAGCTCGACCGCGATCTCCAAGCGGCCGAGTCGATCGTCTGTCCGCTGGAAACGGGCGTCGGCCTCGGCGAGGGTCCGCAGCCGTTGCGCGGCGGCCCGCAGTTCGGCGGCTGGCTCAGGCATCGTCGTCCTCCTCGCCCTCGACGGCGTCTCCCGTCGGCTTGTCCAGGTAGACCCGGGCGTCAGCGATGAAGATCGCCTGGCCCGACTTGACGATGGGGTTGGTCATCAGCTCGGGAACCGGCAACGGCCATGGGAGCCGATGGAGCGCGGCGGCGATGCGCTCCTGATCGTCGGGGTGGCAGAAGAGCACTGGTCGCGGGATGTCGGCGAGGATCCGCCGCATCTCGGCGATGATGTCGGGCTGCTCGGCTATCGCAGCGAGCCCGCTGGGGCCGCCGTCGGTAGGCGCGGTGGTCGGTTCGAGGTCAGGCATCGGCGTCTCCCGCAGCCTCGTAGACGTCGGCGAAGACGTCGGGCTTGATCCACCCGCCGTCGTTGGTGGTGTGCTTCCAGCGGTGGGTTCCGGCGTACGGGCTGCCGAAGAACGCGGTGACGGCGGTGCAGGAGTCGCCGGTGCCAGCGAACTGGATGGCTTCGACGACTACGGGGCGCTTGCGGTAGCGGCCGGGCGCGGTGGTCGGGTCGGGCTGGGTCACGGTGTCTCCTCGGTCGGTGGGGCGAGCCGCTCGGCGCGGCATGGTGCGCAGTTGTGGGCGAGCTGGCCGCGGTGCTTCGCGCACTGGGGCCGCCTGTCGCGGTCGTGGGCGTTGGCCATGGCGTGGCCGGCGGCGTACGCGGCGTCCCATGCTTCGGCGGCTTCGCGGGCGGTTTTGCATTTGCGGCATGCGGGTGGGTCGGGGTCGTCGCGGTGTTCGCGGCAGGCGGGTTCGGGGCGCGGTCCGCCGCGTCCAGACCCCGACACAGACTCAGACACAGACACAGACACGCCTGGAATCCGGTCGGAATCCGACCGGAATCCGCCTGGAATCCGGTCGGATTCCGGTCGGACAATTTGCGTCTCTACCTGCGCGTCCGGCGGCGGACTGCTGCGGGATGCGCGTTTGCGGCAGCGCGGAGAGCAGAATTTCGAGTCCGCCCTACGTGTGACATAAGCGTGACCGCAGCTGTGACAAGTGGCCTCTCTAGCCGTGACCGAAGCGTCCTCGCGATCCTGCCGCTTGCGTTCGCGGTCGGCGGCGCGGTCAGCTTCGATGCGGGCTTTGGTCAGGTTCCGCTCCTCGTACTGGTGGAACTGATGGCCGCCCTTGACTCGCCTCCACAGCCGCCGACGTACCAGTTCGTCCGCCACGGCCTCTTCGTACCGGAGCGTGTGCGCGAGCACGTCCTCGGAGATGAAGCCGTCAGTCGACTTCGCCGCGGAGAACGAGCCGGCGCGCACCCACAGCGCGAAGGCAGAGTCGGACATCCCGGTGGTCTTGGGATGGTCGTAGAAGTCAGGGTCGACCTGGAACCGGATGGGCAAGGTGCTTCCCTTCTGGTGCAGTGCCCCGCCCGGGATCGGGCGGGGCGATTCGCGTGGTCAGCTGCGCCAGGGCGCGAGGGCCTGGGTCTTGCGGCGGGCGTTGTACAGCTCGACGACGATGTCGGCCACGCCGACGACGACGGACAGGCGGTACATGTCGCGGAAACCGCGGGCATCGCCGAGGAGGCGGTTGGGACCTCCGCCGCGGCGGGCTAGGCGGTCAGCGAGTTGGCTGTCGTCCACGGCAGAGCCGTATCGGGCGTAGACCAGGCCGATGCCTTCAAAGATGCGGCCGTCCACGCCGGATGTGTCGTGTCCCCAGGCCCGGGTGACGGTGATGAGGGTGCGCTCGAATGCCTGCGGATCGCGGTTATAGATCCGCTCGGCCGCGACGACCGCGGAGAACGATCCGTCGCCGAGCGCCGGATTGATCTTCCATCCGTGCTTGGCCAGGATCTGGGTGATGGCGGTCGCCACCGCTTCTCCCTCGACGGTCCGTACCCTGAACTTGTCCAGCGCCTGGAGCCTGACGGTGTTGTTCAGCAGGCGGAACAGCCGGGCCTCCTCCTCGACGGTCAGGCCGTCGAAGATTCGGCACAGGACCTTCTCGCCGTCGCCGCCCGCTAGCCGGAGGGCTTCGACGCGGTGCTGGCCGTCGATGACGTGGTACGAGCCGTTGCCCCGGTGGGAGACGGTGACGACACCGATAGCGGATAGGTCGAGGTCGTCGGCGATCTTCGCTACCCGGCTCCGGTCGAGCGGGCGCTGGACGTTCGGGTCGACGATCAGTCCGGAGACCGGAAGCAGTCGCTGTTCAGGCTTGGCCATTGGTACGCTCCTTGAGTCGTTTGATGAGCACTTCGATGACTCGCCGTGCTTCGGAGAGGTCGCCCACCCACTGGGCGGCCTCTTGTCTTGTGATGTCGGGGTGCAGCTCGGTGATCTGTTTGAGCCCGTAGCTGATCCCGGTGAGGGTGGATGCGGCGGTGCTGATCGCGTGCCGCTGCTTCTTCGGGTCGGCGACCGTGGTACGCCGTGGCGTGGTAAGGCGGGCTTCGCGGACCCTGCGAACCTTCTCGAAGTTGCCGGCGACGTTGCCCGTGGTGTTCATGTCGGCCAGTGCTTGCCGGGCGAGCATCTGGTCTTCGGCCGCCAGCGTCGTGTCCTCTGCCGCCGCAACTACGGTCTTGGCGCGCTCGTACGTACTTGCCGACATCCCTAACGCAGAGGCAACGACATCGCGGGTCTCACCTCTGGGCACGGTCCCGGTCTCCTGACCGGAACCGAACTGACCTGCCGCTTTACGCTCGGCGGCTCTTGGCCGCTCCAGCTGCTCCAGCGCTTGCCCGAGGCGGACTAGCTCCTCGGGCGTCATCGGTTTGCGCTCGGTGTTCTCGTCCCGCTCGATCCGCAGTCGTGCGGCCGCTCCGTCGAGGTCCTCGACGATCCTGGCCGGGATGGTGGTCAGGCCGAGCAGCTGGAAGGCGCGCAGCCGCCGTTCGCCAGCGAGTAGCCGACCGCCGGGCGTGACCGTAATCGCGTTGATAAGGCCCTGCTCCTTGATCGACCGGGCGAGTTTCTCCAGATCGCCGAGGTCGGAACGGAACCGGCCGTCGACACGAACCCAGTCGACCCGGACTTGGCGTTCCACATCCACCTCCAAAGTCGTCACTCCTTTCTCAGTCCGTCTCGCCGACGCGGCGCGCTTCGGCGGCGCGTACGTCGGCCTCGGTAGGCGGCAGTTCGTGGACTTCGCGGTCGCGGGGCAGCCCGCAGACTGCGCACCGATCGTCGCCGCGGTGGTCGTGGATGCCGTCGCCCGCGTACGGGTGGGCGGCGGGCTTGGCTGTCACGCCGCCTCCCGCTTCGGTGCCATCGCCTTGAGGAGGTCTTGCCGCCGCTGCCGGGTGACTGCGGGCGGGTCGTACTGGCGCCGCACGGCCGCCGGCGGGGTCTTGGGCTGGACGTCGGCGAGGAGTCCGGCGCGGTGGGCGATGTCGACGGCGTGGGCGTCGTTGCGGGCGCCGAGCAGCGACAGGACCGCGCGGATGGCGGGTTCGACGGTGGCTGGTGACCGGCGCAGGGTTTGGGCGATCTGGCGGCGGGTTTGTCCGGCGGCGAGGCCGCGCAGGATTGCCATCTCGCGGTCGGTGAGGTGTGTGCGGTCGGCCATCGTCGCCTCCTCTGGTGTTTGGGTCGCGCTCCGGGGAAGCGGAGCGCGACGGTCCTATTCGGTGCCGCACCAGCCGCTGTGGCTGCGGTCGGTGAGCGTGCACGCGTCGGTGTGCATCCGGGGCGGCTTGGGCAGGTTCTGGCCCTGGTGGCAGGCGCAGGTGCACGGTGCGGGGCAGTATTTGCAGTGCGGGTGGCTCATGTCGCCGCGGGCGCGCTGTGCAGCGCCGCATTCGGGCTCGCACAGTTCGTGCAGGCAGCCGGTGGACAGGTAGTGGTGCGTGCCGTCGTGGATCGGCTGGGCTGCCTCGTGGAGGATCGGCCACACGGCCTGGACCACCGCTGCGGCCTGGTCCATGAAGGTCTCGCGGTCGATGCGGCCGAGCTGGTGCCAGGGCGCGATCGTGTACTGGCTGTCGTACTCGGCGTGGAGGACTTGGGCTGCGGCTTCCACGGCTTCGGTCCAGTCGATGTCGGGGATCGGCGGCCGGTTGGGCACGGTGTCAGGCGCCATCGCGGGCCTCCTCGCTCGCCTCGTCGAGGGTCTGGCCCCTCGCGGGCGGGGCGCACCTTGGGCACGGTCGGGCGGCGTACCACTCGATGACCTTCTCGGGCAGGATGAATAACCCGGTCCTGGTCGCCCGTCCGCAGACCGTCCGGGCGCGGTCGCCGCTGACGGCGTGGTAGTCCACGTCCCGCCGCGCAGTGGCGATCCAGACCATGCCGTCGCCGGTCTGGTCCGGCGCGGGCGCCTCCACAGCGGACGGAGCGGCAGCCGCAGCGGCCACGTCCTCTGGCATGTAGCCGGGCAGGAAGTGATGAAGTTCCTCTTCGGCGCGGCGCGGCTGGTACCAGGCGTCCGGGTTAACGCGGTCGGCTCGCTCCTCAGGAACGGCGATCAGTCTGGTCGAGCTGTAGTCGATGCCGAGGACCGCACACGCGCCGAATAGCGGGTTGCCGAGCGACAGGCCGTCCTTGCAGCCGCCGTCGTACAGGCCGGGGCCGCGCCATCCGGCGCAGGTGTCACCTTCGTGGCGGCCGTGGGGGCAGCGGTCGAGGTCGGAGATGATGCGGCGCCATTTCTCGCCAGCCTCGCGCGCCTGGGCCAGCTCGGCGCGCAACTGCTTGCACTCCTGCCGCGCGTCCTCCAGCCATCCGTCGGTGGTCGTGTACGCCTCGTGGAGCGCGGCGACGGACTCCCAGCCCTCAGGCTTGGCGGCTTCGAGTTCGTCGATCAGCCACTCGACCACTGGCGCGAGTTCCGCCCCCAGCTCCATCGGTACTCGCCTCGGTCGGCCGTTCGGCGAGAGGATGCCCCGGATGTTCAGCGCGTCGTTCTGGTAGGCCACCAGTTCCGGACGCCAGCGGTCGATGCGGTCGCGGAGCTGCTTGATCTCGGCCTCGGCGTCGCCGCACGAGGTCCCCATTGCGTGGATGTCGTAGTGGTCGAACAAGCTCATCGCGGTCCCTCCTCGATGGACGCGGCGGGGAAGCACTCGCACAGCGCTTGCGGGCAGCCGTGATCGGCGCACATCGCCACCTCGCCGACGAACGGGATGCCGCCACTGCCGTCGTAGAACGCCAGGATTTGGCGGATCTCAGCGCGGTGGGCTTCCTCGTTGGCGCGGGCCATGTCGGTAACGCGGGCCACCTCATCGGTCAGCCGCTCGATTTCGGCCAGCAGCTTCTCGCCCGCGCTCAGCCCGGCGCTGATGACCAGGTCGCTGTCGCGGTCCTCGTCGGCCGGGATGCGCATCGTCCACTTCGTCTTGCCTTCGCACAGGGCAGCGACATGGTTGTGCGCCTTCTCGATCGCGGCGCGCAGTTCGGCCAGGCGGTCAGCGGTCAGTTCGTTGCTCATCAGGCGGTCTCCGATCCTTCGCGGCCGATGGCCGCCTCTCCCGTGGATGTGAGTGCGATCTGCGGCCGTCCGTCGGCGACCCGCTCGCGCGCCCACTGCGCGGCGACGAGGTCGCGGATATCGGCGTTGACCGCTTTGCCCGCGCACATCCAGCCCCGCGACGGATGCCAGCGGCACTTACCGGCCGCGATGGCTTCGAGCAGTCCGCGCCTCGTGGCGGTCAGGGTGAGCTGACGGGGTGGCTGCTCGGCGCGGCGGACGCTGACGCCGAGGACCTGGCCCTTGAGGAGGCCGCTGCGACGCGGGCCGAACCGGGGCTTCGGGCTCATATCGATCCCGTCCCGTCGGTGAAGTCGGGCAACACTGGGCGGCCGTCGAGGCGGCCGAACAGGTGCAGCGCGAACTGATGAATGTTGATGTGCTCCGACGGCGGTGCGAACACCTGGTACGCCCAGCCGTCACCGAACACGGCGCGGTGGAGCATCTTCAAGTCGTCGTATTCGGGCATACGGTCGGCATGTGCGACGGAGGCGTGGACCCAGTCGGTGACCGGCTCGCCGTGTGGGGCGCTGGTGACGATGACGGAGCTGACACCGTTCGTGTGGCGGTACGCCCAGCCGTCCGGGCCCATCGGGTGAGCCGGGCTCCACATCTTGCGGCCGAGACGCTGGCGGATGCCAAGCGGGTCAAGGGTCATGCCGCGGCTCGCGGCTGGGGCGCGTCCTGCCAGTCCTTGTCGTCGGCGGGCTTCGGCTTCTGCCCGGCCAGTTCGGCGGCGGTCACCCGGGCGGGCGGGAACTCCTCGGCCCGCGACACCTCGCCGCGCTTGATCGACGTGAACGTCACACCGAGCTGCGCCACGTCCAGCTCCAGCCACTCGGCGGCCGGACGGCCGACCTTCTCCTCCAGCTGGCCCTGCGTCACGCCGATCCCGCCGTACGTGGAGATGCAGTCCGCGACCCGCTGCGCCAGGGGCTTGCCGCCGCCGTCGGCGAGGGTCTCCATGCAGCGGTCCTTGGCCTCCTCGGTGAACCACGGCGGCAGGACGGCGAAGATGGCCTCACGCAGGCGGCGGGCGCCGTTGTTGGCGTTGTTCTCGTAGATGTCGCGGACGTCGGTCAGCCGCTCGGGACCACCGCGCTTGTCGCGCAGGTGCTTGACGATGAACTTGTTCTCGACCTTGGTGTTGTTCTCGACGTCCCACGCGTACGCCTGCATCTCGGATTCGCCGGCGTCGTCGTCGCGGGACAGTTCGACGATGCCGTACTGGATGTTGCGCCAGCATCGGGCGAGTTCCCGTGCGAGGTGCACGGAGGCGCCGGAGACGGCGGTCCCTGCGCGGGGGAAGCGGAAGAACGCCCGCTCGGCGAGGCTCTTCTGCTTGGTGGTGGTCCGCATCTCGGCCAGGGCGGCCTGCACGTCGCGCGGGTAGGACTTCGCCAGGGCGGCGGCTGCGGCGACTTCGGCGGCGGCACGCGACTGTTCGACGGCGGTGGCTTGGCCGACGCGCGTCGGCAGGGGAATGGCCGGGGCAACCTTCTCCACGGCGGTCATGCGACTGCCACCGTCGGGTAGCACGCCAGCTCGGGGCACAGTTCGACGCCGACGTGGCGGGCGTGGGCCCAGCCGACTGACCGCATCCGGTCATCGGTGCCCTGGCATGCGGCCACGACCGGGAAGATGGACTTCTGCATGGTGCGGCCATCGGTGTAGTGCGGATCCCGCTCGGTGTGGGTCATGCGGCGATGGGCTATACCACCGGGTCCGGTGGGGCCACTGACGGCAACGTCCAGTCCGGGGTGCGGGTCGGCGATGTTTTGGTTCACCAGGTGCCTTCCTTCAGGTAGCGGTTGGTCATCCAGTCGGGCAGGGGCAGCGGGGCCACTTCGTCCTCGGGCTCGTAGCCGGGCCAGCGGCCCGCCTTGGAGCAGGCGGCGTAGATCTCCAGCGCCTCGTCGTTGCGGTCGCGGCCGTGGCGCATCGCGAACACGTCGGGCTCGCGGCAGTTGACGAGATACGGCGGCGATTTCTCTTGGAAGATCAGGACGAGGGCGGCGTCGCCGAGGACCTTCTGCGCGCCGCGGACATACCACTGGGCGCGCTGGTGGTAGGAGTACGACCACATCGCCTTCGCGCACCCGGCGGGGCTCGCGTCGGTGGCGGACTTGTACTCGCCGAGGACGTAGCGGCCGTCGGAGGCGTGGGGCAGGAAGTCGACCAGGGCGCGGCACCAGACGCCGGTGGGGCCGTCCTGCCACACGATGGTCTGCTCGGGGGTGCCGCGCTCGGGGTCCAGGAGCGCGGCGGCCATGGGGTGCTGGCGCAGCGCGACGGCCATCGCCTTGACGACGACGTAGTCCCCGGCGAGCAGCGGGATGAGTCCGTTGGCGCGGGCTTCGTCGCGCTGCGCCTTGGCGGCTTTGGTCATCCAGTTGTCGGCGTCGACCACGACGATGTCCCGTCCGGCGCCGAGCACCAGGCGGTGGGCGGCGGAGCCGAAGTCGAACACGTCTTTGGGCGGCAGCGGGTGGCGGCGCTCGTAGTCGAACTTCGCGGGGCATTCGTTGACGAGCTTGACCGCGCCGGACGAGGTGAGGCTGCCACCCGCGACCGGGTCTTGGTGGTATTCGTCCGCCGAGATGTTGTGAATGCCGGTGCCGATCACCGCTCACCCCACAGGTTGCGGCGCAGCTGGTCGAACTCGGCCGCCTCCTGCTCCCGGCGCAGACGCTCGCGCAGCCGGGTCAGCTGGTAGGCGAGCGCTTCGGCGCGGAAATCGAGGTCGTCGTCTTCGGTCCAGGTGCGGCGGGCCTTGTGCCATTGGGTCCAGATGCCCACCGCGAGGCCGACGAAGCCGAGCGCCACGACGGCCAGTGCGGTCGTCATCGGACCGCCTCCAGCTCTCCGGTGACCGCGCCGTCGACCACGCGCGGGATCTGCCCGGTCTCGTCGGTCCGCGGCGTCACCGGCATCTGCACCCGGCCCGTCCGGACGCCGTACCACAGGTCGGAGGTGTCGGTGATCGACGGGAAATTGGCGGCCACCTGGTCGTGCAGTGCCGTGCCGCCGTTCCACGCCGGATCGATCAGGTCGCGGACGGACGGAGCAGCGGGCAGGGCGATCACCGCCGACGGCATCCGGTCGCGCATCTGCTGGCGGGCGGTCGGGCGCTCCTCCAGGCGGCGAACCCGCTCGGCGAACTCGGCGAGGTCGTCGCTGTCGGCGTCGCAGGAGTCGGCGTAGGACTCGACGCGGGCGTTCAGCTTGCCGAGTTCGCGGGCCAGGTACGCGCAGCGGCGGTTGGCATCGTTGTTCTCACGGCGCAGGGCCCGCAGTTCGCGGTCGGTGTAGTGGCGCCCGGCGAGGTGGGCGAGTGCGGCGGCGACGAGGGCCACGGCGGTGATGCCGCACAGGATGAGGGTCATCGGGTCGGTCATGGCTTACTCCTCGAAGATGCGGACGCAGTCGCACGGCGCGTACGGGTGGCGGTCCAGGTCGGTGTAGAGGCAGCCGTAGCCGCCGTGGAGTGTCTGGACGTGGCCGCAGTCGGGGCAGCGCGGTCCGTCGAAGACCCGCTTGAGGACGCGGCGGATGTGGTTGAACACGGTCAGCTCCTCGCGGTCGGTGCGGGCGTGGGGACGCATTCGGTGTGGACCAGGCCGAGCGGCTTGCGGGACCACACGCTGGCCTGGCCGGTAAAGATGCCGCGGCCGCAGATCGAGCACACGGCTTTGCGCTGGTCGACGCCGACGGTGGCTTGGACGGACGGTCGGATGCCCATCACGCCACCGCCGCGCTCAGGTGGGCGATCAGCTGCTCGCCGATGAACTGCGTGTAAGCGGGCGGAATCGCCTGGGACAGCTCTCCGCGGTTCATCCAGTCGATGCCCATGGCCCGCCGGTAGTCGGCGATGGTCGGGTTGTAGCCGAGCTTCTCGCGGACCCAGGACGGCGTGCCGTGGCCGACGACGGACGGCACCGGGTACGGGTGGTGGCACGGCGGCGAAAGCTGGTATCCGCGCCAGGACGTCTCGAACCAGCGCTCGCGGCGCAGGTCGAGCCCGAATTGGCAGCCGCACAGCTTGAAGTCGGCCCGCATGGGTGCGCCGGGCACGTTCTCGATCGCCCACGGCCTGCCGATCGACAGGAGCAGTGCCCGGGTGGGGTCGAGCAGGTCGGGATACTCCTTGCCGGCGCTGCGCTGCGATTGCGCCGCGACGCTGTATGCCTGGCACGGCGGCGAGGCGTGGATGGCGTCGAACTCGTGGCCGTGCTCGGCGAGGTATTCGAGGGCGTCGCCGAGGTGGTGTTCGAACGGGTATCGCGGCTGCGGGTTGATGTCGACGCCGACGACCTCGAAGCCGGCACGGTGGTAGCCCATGGCGCAGCCGCCGGCTCCGGAGTAGAGGTCGAGCAGTCGCGGCGCCATCACGCCACCTCGTCTGGTTCGATCGCGCATCCCGGGCACCAGGTAGTGCCGTGGCAGGCCGGGCAGCCAGGAGACGCGGCGCGCAGCTTCCCGCAGTAGCAGGAGCCGACGCGGGCGAGGTCTTCGCGGCACGACGGCCCGATCGGCGACCACGGGTTCGGGCTGCGGTAGTCGCGGTTGCCCAGCGCCCAGTCGCACAGGTCGGCCCAGCATTGGCCGGGGAGTTTGTCGAGCAGGTTCGCGATACGCCAGCGGAGCTTCTCCATCAGGCCACCTCCTCGGTGAGGACGCCCCACGGCAACTGGCGCTCGGCTTCGTCGAGCCAGTCCAGCAGCGTGGGCAGGTTGCGGTCGGGGCCGAACGCCAGGTAGGTCCCGTCGCAGGAGTCGCAGCCGATCGCGGCGGCGTACTGCAACCGCCGCCAGGAGTTGACGCGGCCCATGTGGACCCACTTGCCGCGCACCTTTGCCTCGCGGGCGATGAGGGCGGCAGCGGGCGACAGCTTCCAGTCGGTGCTGCCCGCGATGAACAGGACGTCGAAGTCGTCCCACGGCACCGTGAGGTCTTCGAGGCCGTCCTGGGCGCACAGCGCGACGGGATAGCCGAGGGCGCGGATGCGGGGAAGCATCGGCGCGGACAGCTTTAGCGTGGCGGCGGCGCCGAAGGGAACGTCGGGTGCGACAGCGAAGGCGCACTCGGCGACCATCGGTAGCCGGTCGGTGAGCCAGGCCAGGTAGGCGTCGTCGCCGGGATAGCCGCCGGTAAAGGCGGCGTTGTCGGCACACCAGCGGCGTCCGGGCTCTAGCCGGTTGCCGGTGGCCGGGGTGACGATCTGGCCGAGGAGTCCGCAGTCCATGGCGGCCCTAACCTTCGGCCCGCTGGCCGTGGCGAAGTACTCCACGTCCCACCACCACTGCGCTGACGACCACCACTGTGGCGGTGGTCTTGACGAACATCTGGCCAGGCACGGCGGGCCAGATAGGGAAGCCAGCCAGCCAAAGGAAAAGCACCGTGTCCACGGCGGAGCCGACCAGGTTGGACGCGACAGCGGCCGTTGCCCAGCCGTGACGGCGCAGCGGCGAGTAGACGGCGAAGTCCGCCAACTCGGAGACCGCGAACGCGGCCCCGGACGCAAGCGCGAGTTGGGGTGTGGCCAGCAGCGCCGACAGGGCGGCCCCGCCGACGATGCAGGCGAGGACGGCGACCCGTCCGGCGGTCTCGTGGACGGCGTCGCGGGCCAGGAGCACCAGCCCGGCGGCCCAAGTGCCAGCCGTCGCCGACAGGCCGAAGCCGACGGGTACGAAGCCGTAGCGGGCGGTCAGGACGTTCGCGGCGACGGCGAGGCCGAGGAACGCGACCGTCGACCAGAAGCGCAACAGGAAGTTGGTCATCACGCCACCTCGTCGTTCGGGTCGGTCCACGGCCGCAGCGTCAGCCGGGGATAGCGGCGCGGTGCCGGGGGCAGCGACGTCGAGTCCGGCGTTAGGGCGGCTGCGGCCACCTGGGCGAGTTGGGCGGGGATGACGGCCTCGTCCGGGTAGGACGTGACGGCGTTGTGGCCGAGAATGGCGGCGGCCTGCTTGTGGGTGTAGGGCGTCGGCGCGGCGGGGATCGGCGTCGGGTCAGCGGTCACGGCTTCACCTCGGCGCGGGCCTTGTCGTACTGCGCGATCCCCCACTGGATTGCGTGGCAGCACCAGAGGAACTGGTAGGTGTAGTCGTTGAAGGACTCGCCGTAGGCGCCGTACCGCGCGCCCTTGTACTCGAATTCGGCCACGGCTTGCATCGCGCCCTGCTCGTGCCAGATGTCCTCGCCGAAGATCTCCTCCTCGACGGCCTCGACGATGCCCGGGTACTCCTCGGCGAGCTGTGCGGCCCAGTCGGAGACTGATTGGCGGAAGTCCGCTTCCGAGTAGGCCATCGTGCCGCGCCGCGTGCCCTCGGAGATGATCTTCTCCGACCAGTAGCCGGGGTTGATCCGATCGCCTCGGAAGAACTCGAACATGTCCTCGATGCGCGAGAAGACGAAGCCGTCCATGTCGCCACGGATGGCGAGGCAGCCGGGCCAGGTGACCAATTCGAACCAGTAGGTTGAGCGATCCGGGCGCATGAACAGCAGGTGCCGGTACAGCCCGTCGTCGCGCTTGACGGTCATCTCGTGCTTGGCGGTGTCCGTGGTGAACTGCTCGGTCTCGTAGTCCGGGTAGCCGCTCATCGGGCCACCCCCGCCCCGTCGCCGACGTACTCGCCGACCCCGGCCGCGAATCCGGCCATGTACGCCCGCAGGACCAGCTCCCGCGCGTCGTCGATCGAGACGCCTTCCTGCGCTTGGCGGGCGAGGCGTTCCAGGACTGCGGAGTCGCCGGGCTTGGACGGCGAGTAGCGCTGCTGGGCGTCGGAGATAGGGGCGGTCATTCGGTCACCGCCAGCGGGAACGACCACACCTTGCGCTCCGAGCCGCCGTCCTCGTCGGCGGGCAGGATGATCTGCCACGGCCCGGCGAACAAGCCGTAGGCCACCCAGCTACATCCGCGACCCTTCCACTCACGTTCGGGCACCTTCAGCGCGCCGAGCGAGCGGCCGATGCACTCCTGGCCGCACGCCGCCGCTTCCGCCCCGGCTTCTTTGAAGTCCCCGAACGACGCGACGTCTCCGCAGCTCGGGCAACGGAACGCCCAGTCGAGCCAGTCCTTGCCGAACGCAGCCTCAGCCTCAGCCATAAGCTCGGCCTGGGTCAGCACGCGGACGTTGGGTCCGCTGATTGACCGGGGGCCATCCGTGGCGGTTACGATGTTCTCAGTGGTCACGTTGATCATCCCTTCGTGATCCGGTACTTCGGAGGCCCTGGGTGTTGCGTGCACCCGGGGCCTTTGGCTTGTGGGTGGCCGGGACGTGGGGCCAACACGTCCCGGCCCGCAGCGCCAGCCCCACCCCTGAAAGCCAGCGCGCGTCTTCGGCGGGGACCGGTCCCGCCAGTCAGAGGCATCTGCGAGACAGGACCGGTCCCCGTGCCGTCAGGTCCGGGGAGGAACTCCTGACGGCAGCCCTCGCGCGCCAGACCAGGGCGGCGCGGCGAGGGAGTCGTCGGCCAGCACGGCACCGGAGTGCACTCGGGCTGGCCTGGCCGGAACCGTGCGGCCTACAGCCGCCGTGCCCCGGCTCGACTTGGGGCGCCACGGGTTGGCGAGCATCGCGGCGATGGCCAACCCCGGCACGAGCAGATGCACGGCGGCGAGCCAGAAGCACGACCAGCCGGTGATCGCGTAGGCGACGAGGTAGCGGCCGCCCTGGTTCAGGACGCGGACCAGACGCTGACGGCGCGACAGGCGCGGCGGACGGCCGATGCGGACGTGGACCGGCTGAGTCGGCCGAGGCGGCGGCGAAGGAGCAGGCGACGTCGGCACGGGCATGTCGTCCGGTCGGGCCATCGCCCACTTGTGGGGCCGCGGCAACGGGCCGGGTCCAGGCGGGCTCGTCGGGTACACGGGATCGGCGGGCTTCGGCGGAGCGGCGAGGATCATCGGACCGTCCTCCCGGTGAGTAGTTGGGCGATGGCGACGAGCGCGGCGCCCCACGCGCGGCCGCAGTCGATGGCGGTAGTCAGCGGGGTACGCGAGCCCGGAACGCGGAACTCCTTCGGGCCGGGCTTCGGCTTCGGCGTCGTGGGTGCGGGCCTCGGGTGAATCGGCTCGGGTCGCGCACTGGCCATCAGATGGCCCTCGCCTTCTCCAGCACCGCGAACTGCGAATCTGGTATCCGAAGCCGCTTGCGCTTGTCGGAGCCGACGTTGATCGCCTTGATGGTCCGGTTCGTGATGAAGCCGCGGACCACTGTCTTGTCGACGCCGAGCGCCTTGGCGAACTGCTCGACCGTCAGGTAGGCGGGCATGTCACTCCCCCGCTTCCTGGCCGATGATCTTCTCGACGGTCAGCTGCAGGCGGTCGGCGATGCGCATCGCCGTGGCGAGCGCGACTCCGATCTGCCGACGTCGCCAGCGGTACAGCGTGGATCGGTCGGTGCCGAGGTGTTCGGCGAGAGCGACGTCCGTGTCGATGCCGATCTCGCGGGCCTTCGCGTCGATGACGGTGAAGTCGAGCCAGACCCTCGCTGATGATGCGGCTTGCGCGTCCTGCTGAGCGTCAATTGATGCGACCACGCATCAGACCGTACGCCGAAGTGCCAAGATGCGCTACCGCATCACGGTCAGCCGTTCGGATGATTCGCCGGTTCCCCCTCCCGGGCCGATGATGCGTATATGCAACGTTACGACAGCGCCTATACCCCGACGCGAGTCGCTCGCTGGGTCATGATGCGTGTCCGCATAGGTGCGGAGGCGCCTACTCCCAGGCCAGGGCGGGTCATCTACGTTGTGCGCATGCGCAACATCGAGGACGTCACAAGCGGCGACTGGGCATCATTCGTCCGCGAGGGGCGCCGCGAGGTGAAGATGACCCAGGAGAAGTTCGCGGCCGCTGCGCGCGTCAACCGGTCCACGGTGTACCGCTGGGAGAAAGACGGCATGAAGCCGGAGAGCGTCTCCCAGGTCATCGCCGTGGCCGACGTTCTGGGCGTGGACCACGCCGTCGCGCTCAAGGCCGCCGGCCTGGCCCCACCCGAGCCCGCCGAGCCGCGCAAGCCCCACCCACTCGTGGTGAAGTACGGCCTCAGTTCTTCTGACTCGATCGTGCGCCGGATACTCGCCGAGGACACCGACGAGGTCACCCGTGAGCAGATGTTCCGCCACTACCGCCGCCGCCTCGACGAAGCGGCTGCCGACATCGACTGGATGGCCCGCACGGCGAAGGGAACCGACCGTGGCATGGATTCGGCGGCTTAGCTCCGGCAACTGGGCGGCGACCGTACGACTCGCCAACGGCCAGCGCGCCAACGACTCCTTCCCGCTCAAGGACATGGCAGAGAAGTGGGCGGCCGAGGTTGCCGCCGCCGACCGGCGCGGCGAATGGATCGACCCGAAGCTCGGCCAGGTCACCATCGGCGAACTGTGGGACCGCTACGGCGACGCCCGCCCCCTGGAACGTGCATCCCGCGCCCGGGACATGTCCCACTGGCGCACCCACGTCGCGCCCCGCTGGGCGACGGTTCGGGCCGGGACGATCCTCAAGCCCGACATCAAGGCGTGGGTTGTCGAGATGGAGCGCGCCGGTGTGGGCGCCGCGTCCATCGAGGCCGCTGTCGGCGTGCTGAGGTCCATGCTGGAGACCGCCGTCGACGCCCGCCTCATCCGGGTCAACCCGGCGCAGGGGGTGCGGTCCCCGCGGCGCGGTGCGCATCTCGACCGCATCCTCGACGACCACGAAGACGAGATCCTGCTGGGCAACATGGACCGCCGCTGGCCCGGCGCAGCGTACGCGCGACTGTTCGCCGAGCTGATGCTGTACTGCGGGCTGCGCTACGAGGAGGCGGCCGCGATCCGCCGCGAGCGCGTCGACATGCGCCAGCGGATCCTGCACATCGGGCCGGTGATGGAACGCGACGGGAAGATCCGCGAGTACCCGAAGAGTCCGGCCGGCGTGCGGCCGGTGCCGGTCGACGACGAGCTGTGGCCGCGGCTGCGCGATCACGCGCTGACGGTGGAGCCCGGCGCGCTGGTCTTCACCGCGGCCGAGGGCGGGCCCCTTCGGTACACGAACTGGCGTAACCGGATCTGGCTGCCAGCGCTTTGCGAGCGGGTACCGATGTCGGCCGCGGAGATCGAGGCATACGTCGCCGGGCGGAAGGCAGTGGGCAGGCGCAGCGGGTGGCGGCCCGAGTACCTCAGGGAGGTGCCGCTGCTCGCCGATCCGCAACCGACGCCGCACGACCTGCGCCACACGTACGGCACGCGGCTGGGCGAGGAGGGTATGCCGCCGCACGAGATCATGGCGCTGATGGGGCATGCGAACCTGCGGTCGGTGCAGCGCTACCTCCACGCCCGGGAAGGCCGGTTCGAGCGGGCGCGGCGGGCGATGTCGGCCTCGCGCGGTCGGTCGTCCACATTGCACTGATCGGTAGTCAAACGGTAGTCAGGATCTTGAACTGTAGCCAATCCCAGCCATCCCTAGACAACCCGAAATACCAGGCCAGCCGCTGTGTCGATGGAGTTCCCGCAGGTCAGAGAACCGGCTGATTATCGTTCACACCGAAGAGGTCGCGTGTTCGATCCACGCATCGCCCACGATGAATAGCAGCAGACGAGAGGCCCCGGATGGATCGCCATCCGGGGCCTCTCGCTTCAAGATCCGCGATCTCCGAAGTCATTCGGTAGTCAGCGTTTTGACCCGGGATCGCGCCTGGGGCCATCCGTTCCGGTCCTCTCATCGCCCTTGATCAGTCGGAGGTCGGGAAGGCCCTCGGACTTGATCAGCCCGTCGACGAACTGCGCGGCGAACGCCGGGCCCCCACGCCGAGGCCGCCTTCGCCGCGGCGACCGCTCTGTGCCCTGCACCGGCGGGTACCGCTTGATGAAGTCGCCCAGCAGCGCCTTGAGGCCCTCAACCTCCCCGGACAGCCCCGCCGCCGTGTTGGTCAGATCGAGTGTGTCCTCATCGATGCGGTCCAGCCTCGCGGCCAGGGCGGCGGTATCGCGCCGCATGGCGTCCTGGCGTACGCAGACGATCGTCAGGCCGGCCACGATCGCGGCGAGAACGGCGAACGTGACGGCCGCGACGTGGGCGTAGCGGGTTGTCCCGTCCTTCTCCATGGACATGGCGCTGATGGTGGCGGCGAGTATCAGCAGCACGGTGACTGCGGCGGCGCGCCAGGCGTACGCCGGGATGGCTGGTCGTGCGGGTTCGGGCTCGGTCATGTCTGCGCTCCCTCGTGTCGCCGTCGGGTGTCTGGGACGGCATGCGGTTCGGGCTCCCGCTCGCCGCACCCGGGCGGGACGTACAGGGCCGGGGGCTGCGCAGGAACCAGGGTTGCCCTCGGGAACCACGACCGTGCCACTGATGGCGGAAGGGGGTCAACACCCTGGTCGCTGAAGTAGGACGATGAGGAGATCACCGACCGTCACCGCTCATGGAGGAACGTTCGCCTGGCGAACGATCTGCGTGCACGGCGGTGCGGAGGCTCCACGTGAAACGTCACGCTCAGCCTCGCTCGGCTACGGCGGGTAAGTCCATGCAGGATGCAAATTGCCCGCGAGATTTACCCGACCGGTTGATCTTTCGTGCCACGTCCGGCCGATGCTGTAACACCTGCCGGGCTGGCAGCGATATCAGCGGGATGGGCCACCAGGGCCCGTGGCGGCCTCGGTCCAGCGCGGGCCGCAGTCGTCGACCGCGGCGCCGTCCCGACGGTCGTCGTCCTCGTCTCCACCGCGGCGCGGGTATTCGCGCTCATCCCAGTCCACGAGTTCCGCGCGCAGCGCGGCCTGCCGCTTCAGCTCACGTTTGTACAGCGCGACTGCTTCCGTGAGCGCGGGGTCGGGGTCCGCCATGGTTCCTCCCGGGTTGTCTCCCCGGCGCCGGGCCTTCCACTTGCAACACCGACGCCGGGGGCTAAGGGCCGGGCGGTCCATTTGGTAGCGACCATCGGGGACCGCCCGGTCTGGGCCGCGTACCTCAGTGTCGAGCTGGGAGGCGGCCCTCAACGCAGCTTTACAAGTAATGCAAGCCATGTCAACATGACCTAGCTAGCTTGTCACCATCGAAGGGGGTGTGATGGGATCTTCTGGTCGAGCTGGGAGTACCGTCATGCCTTCTACTGAGGCGCGCTGGGAGCGCGTCATGCGCGTACTACGAGCGCGCATCGCTGCCGGGGAGTACGAACCCGACGGCCGCCTGCCATCCACCGCCGAACTCGCGGGCGAGTTCAAGGTCAGCAAGCCCACCGTGCGCCAGGCCATCACAGTGATGACCGCGCTGGGAGAGCTTCGCGGCGAGCAGGGCGTGGCCGTGTACCGGGTCAAGAAGGAGGAGGGCGAATGAGCTATATGCCTATCGATACGTCACTCGGGCACCCGCTCCAGTACGCCTTCTGCGGCAACGTCTATATCGGCGACACCGAGAACCTGACGGACCCAGAGGTGCGCGCCAAAACCAGGCAGCAGGGCGCGGTAGATCGCTACAACCGCTGCCCCACATGCGAGCAGTGGTCACCCTGCGACGTCAGGCGAGCAGGCACCGATGGATGAGTTGATCGCCTTTCTCCGGCGCATGCTCGACGCCGATGAGGCACGGGCGAGGGCCGCTACTCCGGGCCCGTGGCGACACAACCCGGACAAGCATTGGCGCAAGCCCGGTACGTCGTGGTTCGAGGAGGCCGTGTTTGCTGGTGCTCCCGGAGCTGACGCGACCTGCGTCGCTGGGACCGGCGAGACTGACGACCCGCAAAGCATGGCCGACGCCGACCACATCGCCCGCCACGACCCGGCGCGCGTCCTCGCCGACGTCGCCGCCAAGCGGGCAATTCTGAACGCGGCCGTGATGCTGCTCGTGGACGACGCAGAAGACGAGGAAGCCGCCGAGATCGTGAAGAACCTGGCGCTGCCGTACGCCGACCACCCCGATTACCAGGAGTCGTGGCGGCCGTGAGCGACGCCATCACCATGGTCATCGGCAGCGGCGAGGCGTGCGACCTCCGCGTCGACGACCCGTACGCTTCGCCTCGCCACGCGGCAATCACGCGGCGCGCCAACGGCACCTACTGGATCGAAGACCTCGGCTCCACCAACGGCACCCGAATCTTCCGCGGCCAGGGCGACGCCTTCGGCACGAAGGTCTACGGACCGACACCGCTCATGCGGGGCGATGTCATACGCATCGGGCGGACGCCGATCCCTTGGACGCCGCCCGCCTAGCTCCCACGCTTCTCCCACCCTCTTCCCCCCACCACTTCCCAACCATGGGAGGTCAACCCACCTTGCTCACATCCGAAGAGCTGGAACAGCTCGCCACCGAACTCCTTGACTTCATCACCGAACGCGCAGGCGACCTCGTGGCCGACCGCGACGACGCGTACGCCTGGCTGACCGCCGCGCTGGAGGTCGACGCCGGCTTGCGGCGGGTCGCGCCGCGTGTGTCCAGTGCGCTGGACGGGCGTGCGCTGCGGGAGGGCATGTCGCAGGCGGCTATCGCGCGGGCGCGGGGTACGTCGCGGCAGGCGGTCAACGGGCGCGTCAGGGCGTCTTGACGTACGCTGTAGCCCGGATTGCATCGGAGGTGACCGTGGCGCAGAGGCTGTACCTGGCGGACCTGCAGGAGCGTTACGGCGCTCCGAAGGGGACGGTGCTGGCGTGGCGGCGCCGCGGTCTGCTGCCTGCGGAGGACGGCACCGAGGCCGACCGCGGGCATGTGCGCCCGTACTGGCTTGAGTCCACTCTGTCCGATTGGTCGCCGCCGCGCGCACGCTCTGTGAGCTGACTGGCCGCTCCGGCGTGTCCGATTCGCCCTGTGGATCATAACGGGACGGTAACGCAATCCGGGTTGCCCAAGTTTGGACGTCAGCCGGTCGGCCAAGCTTGCAATCCGGATTGCGCCTGTAACTGCCCGCGAGGTGCAACCAGACTTACGTGTCCGCATTGGACGGTTGCCCAGCGTGAGAATCCGGCCGATTTGGCACGCGCGTTCGACGCTATAGGCGCTGACCAGGGAGCGCCTCCGCCGACGCCCAGGTCAGAGGTGGTGGACGTGATGCAATCCGGATTGCATGCTTGTGGACATGACCGATGAAGCACGCCGCCAAGCCGCCGAGATCCTGTCCGCCGCCGCCGACCAGTACCGCATCAACCAGGCCCACGCCGAAGCGCTCATCGCCAACGCCGACGAACGCTGCGACTGCCCCGCCGAAGAGTGCGACTGCCCGACCCCCGACGAGATGCGCGCCGACGCGAGCACCCGCGCCACCCTCGCCAACGCCGCCGCGACCATGGCACTCGCGATGGTCACCTTCCTCACCCCGAAGGAGTAGAGCCATGGACCGCACCGAACTGGCCCGCCGCCTCGCCGACGTGCACGCAGTCGCCGATTCCCTCGCCGAGCAGATGCGCGAGAAGGAGCGCCAGGCCGTCGTCCTCGCCAACGGCTGGGCCCTCGAAGCGCTCGCGAGCGCCCTGACCGACCGGCTCAAGCAGTTCGCCGCCGACTACGAGGTCGAGCTGACCGACGACGTGGTTCGGGGTGTGTGGCTCGCCTCGCAGCTGGTACTCGACCTCGACCCCGACCAGATGCTCGCCGACAACTGACCTACCGATAGGAGAGCACCGTGAAGCACCAGGTCGAGTACCGCGATGTCGTCGCCGTCGAACGCGTCCGCGACGGGGCCGTGCAGCGCACCCGGCTCATCTCCCGCTCGCAGGTGTCGGCCCGGGTCCGCTGGGCGGCGGGCGGCGAGGTGGAGCAGGTGTTCTTCGACGATCCGGCGCTGCGGTTCCTGACGGCGGCCGAGGCGCGCCGGGCGTCCTGACCCCGGACACAACGAAAGCCCCCGCGGCCTCACGGCAGCGGGGGCTTCGTTTTGGTCAGATCGACGAGCTGAACGCGGCCACTTCCACCGGCACAACCGGCTTGGCGCCGACGATGCGGCGGACGACGGCCGCGCGCTGGGCGGCGCTGATGTCGGCCAGCTTCGGGCGGGGCTGGGTGCTCGGCATGGCGCCAGGATACGCCGATGCAGAAGCGCCCCCGGCCCGAAGGCTGGGGGCGCAACGCTGGGCGTCCGGGAGTCCGAGACCCTTGTCCAGGAGCGGCCTGGATTCACGCCGCCGAACCGGCGCAGCTTGTCTGGGGAGACGGTGTCCCGCCGTCAGGCTGGCGCAGTCGCGTCGACTCGACCGCTTGGCCCTTCCCGGGTCCCCGACGTACTGATCTGCGGCCGTCGCCGCACCCTTCCGCCGAGCGCGTTGGCGCCGCTCCCCGCCGAAGAGCATACACCGGGGCCACGACGGAACCGGCCATTGACACCGCCGCTTAGTACGTGCGTACGATTCGAGGGTGCTGGAACAGCGGCCCGACGGCAGCGTCCGCGAGATCCCGCCCGAGCAGTGCTCGGCGCCGGACTGCGGCCAAACCCTGCTACGGCCCGGCTGGGGCGAATGCCCGCAAGACCGCTGCGGCAAAATGGGCCGCACCTACACCTGCGACGCCGGGCACATCACCATGGCGTCGTGGCACGAGCACCGCGTCGTCCCCGACGAGCGGCCCCGATGGCACTGCGGCTACGAGGACCCGAGCAGTTCGTCGAAGTAGCCCGACTGCACTGCCGCCGCGAACCGGCGCACCTCGTCAGCCGTCACCGGCGTCGAACCCTCCGCCTGATTGCTGGACAGCAGCAGACCGCCGCCCGGCTGGGACTCCAGCGAGATGCAGCCCGAGGCCTCGCAAGGGGTCGTCAGCTTCACGGCTTTGCCGTCACCGGGACCAGTCGGCGGACGAAGTAGGCGACACCTGCGGTGAGCACGCTCTTCGCCACCAGGCCGCCGACGACGAGCCAATACTCCTTCGTCCAGCGGATGTCGGTGAACGCGGTGGCGAGGACGACGACGACGGCCGTAGCGACATCGAGGCCGAGGCCCATCAGGAACGTGCGGACCGCGAGCGGCTTCGGGGCATGCGGGTCTTGCGGCATCACGAACTCCCTTCGTCCAGATTGGTCAACTGCGCCCGCAGCATCAGCCACCAGCGCCAAGCCAAGCCCACAGCCAGCGCCACGAACATCACCAGCCGCACGATCAGCTGCCCGGGGAAGCCCTCGCCGAACACCAGCGCCAGCATCCGCAGCCCGAACAGGCCCGTCACCCCGGCCGTCACCAGCATCACGTTCTGGCCCTCAGCCGAACTCCGCCACGGCGCCAGCGTGTGATACGTCGCCATGAACACCAGGCCGGCGAAGAACGCGAACACGCCGACGACGTTGATGAGCGTGGTCACCGGTGCCCCCTGAAAGCCGCGTTGATCCTCGGCGCGAACTGGTTGATCTCGCGCAACCGGCGCAGTTGGCTGGCCAGCGAGCGGATCTCGCGGTCCTGGGCATGTGCCTGGTCGAGGCGCCGCTGGGCGTCGGCGACGCCCTGCTTCATATCCTGGGCACGGTCGCGTCCGAACAGTCTGGTCAGCCAGCTCATGCAGGATCACGCACCTTCGGCAGCGCCTGGAGCGCGGCTACCGCGGTCCGGGACAGCTCCATCAGTTCGGAGATCTGAGCGTCGCGCTTCTCCAGCGCGGCTTCGAGCTTGTCGATGCGCTGCAATGCCCGGTCATGGGTGCGTCCGGCGACCAGGCGCCCGGTCAGCACCATCCAGATGGCCAGCAGCAGCAGCCCGACCGCGCCGCCTGGCGGCACCCACCCCGGAAGATCTGCCAGCACCGATCACTCCGCGGTACGGTCGTGCAGCTCGTCGGCGACCGCCTCAGCGTTCTCGTCGGCCGTGGGTACGGCCTCGATCGCCGCCTTGATCTCGCCGAGGGCCGCGATCGCATCCGGCGGCAGAACCACCGTGGTGTCGCCGTCGTCCTGCGCCGCGGCCAGGATTGCGCCGAGTTGCGCGGCCAGGTCCGCAGGAACGCGCGCTGCCGTGACGGTCGCAGCGTCCGCGGCCCGCTTCAGCATCACGTACGCCTTCTCGACCGGCACGCCGTCGAAGAGGTCTCGCGTCCACACCGCCAGGCTGATCTTCTCGATGTCGTCAGCGGTCAGCATGTCGACTCCCCACTGGCCGTAATCGGCCTTCATCGCCCGGTTGAGGTCGCAGTCGGCGCCGCCGATGGTGACGCCGTTGCGGTACTGCTGGATGTGCGCGGCCGGATGCCACAGGCCGCCCGACCACGCATAGGTCTGCCAATACCAGGTCGCGAGCTTGTCCTTCATCGACGCGAAGTGGGCGATGACCTTGTAGCCGCCGTACACGCCGACCCGGCCCGGCCCGAGGACCGAGGCTGCGCCCGCCATGGCCGCGTCGAGCGCCGGCCAGTGGGTCGAGTTCGCGTCGAAGTCCACGCTGAGATAGATGGGCCGGTCCGCGGGCATGCCGAGGGCCCGGAAGTGCTGCTCCGCGTCGGCGGCCCACGCCTTTCCGGCCGAGTAGCCGCCCTTCAGCCCGTCGGTGGTGCCCTCCGCGTTGGCCACCACCGCGATACCGGCCGCGGTCAGCCCGGCCAGTTCGGCGGCGGTCAGCTGCTTGGAGTCCGATCCCGGCCCGCCGTACCGGCACGCGAAGACCTTGCCCGCCGCGGCGAGCGTCGCTGGGGCGGGGTTGGGCGGGAACGCGTAGTCGACACCCTCGACCGTCATGTCACACCGCCTGCCTGATCCGCATCCACGAGCCCGCGTTGATCCGGGTGTTCTCCGCCGTCGACACCGACTGCGCCCGCTGCAGCTGCAGGCTGCCCGCCGACGTGACTGTGATGAAGCCCGTGAACGTGATCACGCTGGGCGTACCGATCCCGAGCCCGCCGTACGTCTTCGCGGTTCCCGACGCCTCACCCGGCGACGAGAGCGGCACGTACGCCCCGGCCGAGTTCACCGAGACCGCCGTGTAGAAGAACGTGGCCGTAGGGAACGTGAACGCCAACTTGATGTCGGCAGCCGTACCGGCCTCGTAGACGATCGCGGCGTCGAAGTCGTACTCGACGCCGGCCGCGACCGCCACAACCATGCCAGTCTCGTTGGCCAGAGTCGTGGTGCTGGGGAACGCGGTGCCGTTGCTGGTCTTCTCCGCGCGGATCGGCCCCAGGCGGTCGATCTCGTCCTGCAGATCGTCGGCGAGGATGAAGTTGCCGGGCAGGATCTGGTTGAGCGCCATGCAGCCCCCTAGTAGCCGTAGTACGGCGGAGTCCACAGCCGCAGCTGCGCCCCGGCTGTGTGGGTTTTGACGACGCCGTTGACCGACCGGGTGACGGTGAACCGCTGCGGGGTCAGCACGATCGCGTTGTCCCAGGCGACGATCGGGTTGACGTTGGTGTTCCCGGTCTCGGCACGCGAACCGATCCCGACCGCGGTGAACGCCGACACGCTCGTGTCCGCCACCCGCAGCAGCATCCGCCGGGCGATCGTCGTGCCGGCCCGGTACGCCCAGCCGCCGACCGACTCGCCGGGGATGACGTCGAGCAGGATCGTCCACTGGTCGCCGACCGCGAACGTGCCCAACGACAGCGATGAGGTGAGCGCCGAACCGACCCCGGCGACGGTCTTGATCAGCAGCAGGCTGACGGTGCCGTCGGTGTTGAAGTCCAGCCGCGCGCCGTAATGGTTGCTGGTGTCGCTGCCGGTGATGACCCGCCCGGACAGTGCCGCGCCAGTAGGGGTTGCCGACACGTTCGCGGTGGCGCGGACCCGGTAGCCGGTGACAGATGCCAGCGACCACCGCTGGACGTTGACCGACGACAGGGTATGGAAACCCTTGGAGCCGTTGACGGAGAAGTCCGCCGCGACACCGCCGGTGCTGGTGTACACCTGGCCGGAGTCGGCGGTGCTCCAGCTGTTGCTGACCGAGCGGCTGAACGTGTCGCGGTACAGCGACCCGACCGCCGATACCAGCATCTTCTCGCCGCCGACTCCGACGTGGTAGCCGGACGCGGTCGTCGACCACTGCAGGCCCTCGTCAGTGACGGCCGCGTCGATGTCGGTTTCGGTGGTGTCGAGGTCCTCGATCGTGAACGTGTTCGCCGAGTCGTAGCGGTCGCCGCCGGTGTCGTACCTCGCCACGTCGTACGGCGCGTACGGCATCACGTTCGGGGCGAACCGCCAGTCGACCGCGTCGAGGATTTCGGTCCAGCCGACGGTGAGCCCGTCGATGCCGTCGATGTGGTGCTGCGGCGGCAGGGCCGTCTTGGCGACGGTGATCCGGTCGCCGATCGCATGCGCGGCCACCGAGTCGGCGAGCAGCGCCCCGTCGGCGTTGCGCAGGTTGATGCCGACGGAGTTGTAGCGGGCGCCGGCCGCGGTGCCCAGGTGTACCGCCCAGGAGGCATCGGAGGACAGCTGGTCGTCGGCCTGCACGTTGACGGTGCGCGAGTCCTTGATCCGGGCCCGGATCTTCGCGACGTGCTCCTCGTCGGCCACCCGCGCCGAGCCGCCGCCAGGGCGGTTGGACGTGATGTCGTTTCGGCCGTACTGGCGATCGCGGATGGCTTCGAGGTTCTCCTCGATGGAGCCCCGGACCACGGCGATCGTCGCCGCCTGGTCATAGAGATGCGCGCGGGTGACGTGGACGATCGCACCGTCGGTGCCGTTGTCGTGCATGAGGCCCTGGTCGGCCAGCTCGCAGTCGCGCAGGTTCGCGATCAGCGTGTCAATCAGCTGCGGGCCCATCGGCGGTGTGTCGGCGGCGTTGCCGGTCAGTTGGAACGGCACGCCCTCCTCGCGGCACAGCCGGATCATGCGGTCGCCCGCGGTCTCGCCAGGGAAACCCGCCGCTCCCGGCGCGTTGTTGCTCAGGCTGGGGGTCGTAATGATGTCGTCGGTCAGCAGCGCCGCATGGCCGAACGACCAGCCTGTCGACACCGTCGAGGCGATTGCGGTCGCTCGAAAGGGCATTCCGGGACTGCCCGCTCCCACCCCGTCGGGGAGCTGTAGCGAGGTCGACAGGCCCACCCCGTCGGTCTGGTAGATGTTCAGCACCAGGATGTGGTCGCCGGTGAACATGGCGTCGGTGATCCCTACGAGGTAGGGAGTGTCTCTAGCCAGTACGCCGGAGATCGACGCCCCGGCGCCTACCACATTGCCGGCGACATCCACGGTGGTGAACACCAAACGGCCGGAGGACTGCTGGTAGGTCACGTAGACCCGGGCGCACAGATGTCCGGGCACCATGTCGACGATGACCAGGTCCGCGTCGTTGCTGAACCCCGAACTCGGGATCATCATCGTGAACTGGAATTGCCAGTGACCGGTATCGGCGTAGACGGGGAAGGGAACGACGACCTGCGACGGGCCGTTGAGGATCGGCAGTGGCTTACTGCCTGCGAACCCGGAGTAGGAAGCCGGGCTCACCGAGCCGCTGAACGTTGCGGGCGGCTGGCCGGACAGGTAGGACGCGAAGCTGGTGGCGTCGCTGCCGTCCTCCATCGGCCAGTAAGCGATCGGTACGAAGTCGCCCTCGGAAATCCCGGCCATCGCCCGCGTCAAAGGCGACCGCAGCGAGTCGGATCCCTGCGCGAGGATGCCGAGCGTCCCGATCGCTGTCACCTCGACGGTCGCGTCGAGGTCGCCGCCCGGGAACCGTTCCACGATCGAGTCGACCTGGCCGTGGAACCGCTCAGCCGGGGAGACCGTCAGGCCGATCCGCGACATCCGGATCTCGCAGCCGCGGCCCCACGACCCGTAGTACGGCGAGACCGCGTTGTCCTCGGTCAGGTAGCCGTCGGGGTTGCCGAGGGTCAGCTGCAGCCGTGAGGTCTCGGCCTGGATCGAGTTCGCCGAGCGGCCCTGCGTGATCACGCACGACGCTGCCCGGCCGCGCGAGGTGACGTCGACCCAGCCGAGCGCGGTGTTTACCTCGACCTTGACGACGATCTTCGCGTTCGGGTCGTAGACCATCAGCCGCCCACCCGCGTGCGCGAGCCGAGCGCCGACTGCACATCCCCGCCGAGCAGGGTGATCTCGCGGCGGATGCCGGACAGCATGCCGGTGCCCTCGACGACTAGGACGTGGCGGTGCTCGTGCACGACCGTCGTCGTTCCGCCGCCGCCCGAGCGCACATATCCGCCCGGAACGACCGACGCCCCATACCAGCCCGCGGCCTGGCCGAGGATCGCCATCGACCGGCCGTAGTTGCCCGACTTGGGGATGAACGCCTCGCCGCGCGTCGCCGGTTCGGCGATCATGTAGCGGCCGGGGTTTGCGGCCGAGTAGTACGACGCCTCCCGCAGCAGCCCGGATGCGGCGTGGGTGTAGGCCCCGCCCCACCGGTTGCGCGACAGGCTCCGCTCGCCCTCGCGGTACGTCGCGAACTCCGCCGCGGCCAGTCCCTTGGCGACGCCCAGGCGCTGGATGTAGTAGTTCAGCCGCGCCGTGTAGGTCGCCAGGCCCGGCATGGTGACCGGAACCGTCAGCCCGCCCAGCAGGTTGCCGGTCTTCACCGAGTCGATCAGGTCGTCGACGGCCTTCTTGTCGTAGCCGAGGTCGCGGGCCATCTTCCGGATCCGCTCCAGCTGTCGGTCGTAGGCCTGCGTGGCCGCGTCGAGGCTGCCGGTCTTGTCGTACTCGGCCTGCTTGACACCGTCTGCCGCGCGGATCAGATCGATCAGGGCCTGCTTGTGGTCTCGGCCGGCCTCGGTGGTGATGTCGAGGCTCCGCTTGCCTTCGTGCAGGGTTTCCACAGTGTCCGCCCACTGCTGGTTGAAGCGGATCTGCGCCTCCGGCAGGCCGAGCACGATGCCGAGCTGCTTCTCCATAGCGTCGTTGAGGTCGCGCAGGGCCTGCACCTCGGCTTGGGTGGTGTCGCGCAGGTCGCGCAGCGACCCGTTCCAGTCGTTCGCGGCATCGCTAGCCTTGTGAAGGCCCTCGATCAGGGAGGCGTCCTCGTCGTTCAGTCCTTGGACGAAGCCCCGGTACTGGTCGACGGCGATGCCGATGTTCCCGCCGAACGGGCCGAGGGTGTCGGTGACCTTCTGGATCCCCCGAAGCCACGAGTCGCCCCACGAGGTCGCGCCGTAGCCGAGTTTGACCTCCCACTCGAAGATGTCCGACAGGACGGCGATGAACTGGCCGCTGCCCCGGATGAAGCCCTCGACGATGTGCAGCAGCTCGATTAGGCCCATGGTGGCGCCGTCGCTGCTGTCCGAGATCGACTCCATGGCGTCGCCGATGGCGTTTCCGACTTCGGGCAGCTCGTTGGCCAGCGCCCGGAGAGCCTTCTGCGCCGGGCCGTTGAAGATGGCGTCCAGGCCGCGGTCGATGCCGCGGAACAGGCCCTCGACGCCCTTGGTCAGCGGGCCGATCACCGGCGCCAGCTTGGTGAACCCGCTGTGCAGCGTGGCGGTCAGGCTCGCGCCGGTCTCCTCCGACTCGCCGAGTGAGTCGACGAGCGGCTGGATGAACGGGTCGCCTGAGTCACGCAGGCCGGTCATGAAGCTCTCGCCGAAGCGTGTTGCCGCGCGGCGGACCCGGTCGTCCTGGCTGGCCGCGGCGATGCCGCCGATGATGCCGCCGGTGCCGATACCGCCGAGGACGGCGCCGCCGACAGCAGCGCCGATCGCGGGCAGCGCGGCGGCTGCGATCGCGACCAGGCTGCCGATGAGAGCTGGAGTGGCGGCGGCAAGCCCGCCGCCTCCGCCGCCGACTGCCCCTACGGGCGGGGCCGGGATGTTGGGCATCAGGTCCTTGCGGATCTGCTGAAGCCGCCGCAGCATCGCGCGCTCGGCGCTGCTCTGCTTGAGGAC